CCCTTGGCTATTAACCATAGAGTCTGCCCAGTTAGATGCGGCTTTAGTATTACCACTACCAACTACACCACCAGACATACCACCACCGGCTCCACCACCAGGAGAACCAAAGAATGCATTGTAAGCTTGAGTAATCTTATCACCAGCATCTCCAAAGATAGCTTTCATCAATAAGTTACCTTGTTGACCACCAGCCGCTCCACCAGCACCACCACCGATAACACCACTAGAGGAAAGGTTACCATTAGAACCAGCTATTGCACCATCGTTAGCATAAGCTTCTTCAGCCCAGTCTAGACGATTTTGTATTGCTTCTTTACTATCAGAAGATATTTCATATTCTTTATGGAATAAGTATGCTGCATCGGATGCACTAGCACAATCATTCAAGCTAGTAGTAATACCCATTTTATTACATTCTTGAGCAATGTAAGAGCACTGTACACCTGGGTCAGATGAGGATTTACCGTTAGATTTGGCGAAATCAGCCAATCCTTGTTGGCGACCAGCATCTGTCCATTGGCATAACCCATAACCTGTAGAGCCATCTACAGTGATTTCTGGAGCATGACTACCACCCTCAACAATATCAGGATATAATTTAGATTCTTGCATCATGTTACCAAGGATACCACAAGCAGCAATCTTATTAAATCCTAACTGTGTAAGCATTTGAAGAATTTGTGGACCAGCACCACCATCACCTCTGCCGAACTTACCATGACCCCAACGAGGAACGAATGTTCTACCCATACCCCATTTACCGTGTCCTAAGCGACGAAGAGCATTCTTAGAACGTCCACGTTTACTAATACCAATAGCTGTATCAGTATTATTTAATACACTACCAATAGGGTATCTATAGTTATCGCCAGGTTCTTCTGGGTCTTGGATAGTTACAGTTTTAGATCTAGCATCATAACCTGTAGCAGTTACATAGTGAGGGTTAGGTCCAAATGGATGATCGGATGATACTTTACCATTACGGCTCTTACCAGATAATACAACAGAATCACCACTCATTAAGCTATCAGCTACATTGGATTTAGACAAGTTATCTGCATCCATACCTTGGGATTTAGCATATGATTTAAAGAATCCAGGTTTAGTACCATCATTAGTTTCTTTATAACCATTCTTAGCTGCATAGTTAACTGCAGATACAGGATCAGCACCACCCATACCGTGTTTTGCTGCTATAATAGCATTAACACCAGCTATTGGACCACAACCAGAATCTCCAATTGTTTGTCCAGTAGACTCAGTAGAGTTTTGATATGGTAAGTTAGCAAACATTGGATCGTTTTGTTTAAAGAAAGCACCACGACCATATTTGCTTTGACCAGTTTTAGATGCTTGGTTACCACCTACACGGTCTGCTATACCTTGGCCGATAGACATTAGACCATTCTTAGCCCAAGTCAAGTTATTAGATATACCATTTTTCACATAGGTATACTCATTAGAAACTTTATCAGCTATAGTGCTAGCACCAGTTTTCAAGAACGACCAAGCATCGCCAGCAGCTTGAGTTACTTTACCAGGAATAGCTCCAATATCAATACCTTTGGATTTTAGCCATTGGTTTGCACCTTGTACCATATCCCCTAAGAATCCTGTAACTTTACCAACAGTGTCTTTTACTGTAGTACCGACAGCTTTCATACCGTTAACTATTAATTCACCAGCTTTACCAAACATGGTTAAGATTGGTTGAGCCTTAGCTGATAACCATTCTACACCAGTCATAGCTTTACCACCAATGTATAATAGCTCATTACCTATAGCGTTAGTTGCTGAAGATGCTACATCTTTAGCTTTATTCCATACATATTGAGCTTCATTGGATGCTTTACCAGCGAGATTAGCGGCTACACTTTTAACTGTTTCTTTAGCACTATCGATTTTATCGCTAACCCAGTCTTTGACATCTTTAGCTGTTTCTTTAGCCTTATCCCAAAGTCCTTTAGCAAAGATATCATTGTATTCTTTAGCTGTAGAGATTTTAGATGGAGCACCTTTAGGATGAGTATCAGGATTATCGTTGTACTCTTGAATACGACGTTTAATATCTTCACGGAATGGTGTCATATCATAGAATATACCAGCCAATACGTTAAAGATATCTTGTTCATCGATTAAGTTAAGACAAATATTACTGATAGTACGAGAAGCACCAGCTATAACTTTAACACCAGTATCTACGTTAGCATCATATGCGATATCAGCAATATTATACCAATCCCATACACCACCAACGATACCAGAGATAACGTCATAAGCTACCCATACAGCACCGACACCAGCACCAACAGCTAATGCTTTAGATGCTAGCTTAGCAATACCAGCAGCAGCACGTTTAATCAAAGTACCAGCTACACGTTTACCAGCTTCACCAGCCATTTTAGCAATTCGACCAGCAACTTCTTTATTAGGCATAACACTACCAATCTTATTAAGCATGGAAGTTACACCATTAGAAACCCAGCTGAATATCTTACCAGCAATACCTTTAGTGGATTCGGCAGTTTTACTCATCTTATTGGCAATTTGAGATAATTTGGATTCATTCTTAACAGCAGCTTTACCTGCATCAGTAGCAGCTCCACCACCAGCTTCAGCCGCAGTAGAACCACCGCCTGTAGCCTTATCCCATACAGCACCGACAGCTTTATCAGTAAGATACCATTGTCCAGCATCCATAGCTATATCAGTTACACCATAACCACCTTTATCGTCAGAATCGACGTTTTGAGTGGCTTGCTGTACTTCCTCACTGGAAGCATCGTAATTTGCTCCTACAGGAATATCGCCGTTCCCAGTTGTATCATAACCGGCCATATTAGGATCCATAGTTTCTGGTTCAGCTGCACTTGCTGTCATAGAATCAAGAGCATAATCCAATCCAACAGTAGCAGCTATAGATGCAGCAAGTTTAGTTTTAGGTCCACCAAACTTACTAAAGAATCCACCTAGTTTACCTTTAAGTCCACCAGGTTTCTTTCCTGGGACTTTCTTACCAGGTTTACCATAACCGCCACCAGGAGATATATCGCCACTAAGACCCATATTCTTAGCCATTTGAGAATAGTTAGGTCCACCTTTACCACCAGTAGCAGCCATAAGTTCCATAGCAGCAGCTGCACGATTCATAGCATTAGCTGCAATAGTCATCTCAGTTTCAGTCTTCTTAGAAGAACCTCTAAACCAAGTGAATAGACCTTTACCCATAGAGAATATAGTCTTACCTACATTAACTAGAGGCCATACCGCTTTAGCCATAAGACCGCCAACAGCAACTGTACCGATTAACTTAGATACTACACCAACTTTAGGGTCAGTGATAAAATCAGCCATACTATGGAATAAGTTCTTAGTGATTTGAGGAATGACTTCAGTGACTACAGAAGATACAGAATCAGCAATAGGCTTAGCATTTTGTTTTACTGCATCAATAATTGCAGGCATAGCTTTAATTAATTGAGGAGCAAATAAACCAACAATACCAGCACCAGCAATACCTTTACCTAGGTTCATTAATAAACCACCCATAGATCCACCAAGACCTATAAGACCAGCTAATGCACCTTTAAGTTTACCAAAGATACCACCTTTGTCTTTATCTTTCTTCTTATCGTCATCTTTACCATTCTTATTGATACTATCTTCTAGTTTTTCAAAACGTTCATCTTCACGTTTCTCTTTAGCTTCAGCCTCTTTCTTAATATCACTATTAGATTCAGTATCGGCTAATTTAAAACCACCATCAGTAGTTTTAACTACTTCACGTCCTTGAGCATCATAATACTTATCACCAGATTTAGTATACCCTGTAGGTAATGATGCATCAGCAGAAGCAGCATCTTCTGGAGTTGCTGTACCATTCTTATTTATATTGTATTCCCTCATGATATCATCATTGATAGGTTTACCAGAATAAATAAGACTAGCGATATTTGCTAATTGTAGATTCATCTTATCTAAGTATTGGACAGATGTATCCATAGCTGTAACTATCTTTTCATTTACAACTTCAGTTTTAGAACCCAATGTTTCATCTACATCACGTTCACTAAGTTCATTATTGACTGTAGATAATATATCATTAGTTGTACTTCGAGAATTTAAAGCACCTTCTTCAAGACCAAGAGACTTTTCAGTTTCTGCTTGAATCTTAGCACGTTCTTCTGCAGAAATCTTTTGCATATCAGTCATTGCAGTGACTTCATCATAAGTTTTTCTTGCTTCTCGTAATAAGAACTCTTCAGATTCTGCAGGTAAGTGATGATCTAAGATAATTTTCTTAATCTTAATCCATGGTTCTCCTTTATCTAAAGCTACAGCAATTTCATCTGCACCTTTCTTAGTCCAACCATTTTCTAAGTCACGTTTATTACCATAGAATCTTTCTCTAGCAGCTTTAATAGTATCGACTTTATGATCATGAATTTGATCACCATCAAGCATAGCATATAAGGAGTTACGATAAGTATTTAACTGACCAGCATCCATACCAACTAACTTAGTATCCATAGTTTGGTATTTATATCCGTCTAATCCACGTTGTTGTCCACGTTCTAGACGTTCTCTAGCAGACATACCTAAAGCAGCACCAAGACCTTGCATTTGTTGACGGTCAATTAGTAAGTCACCAGCTTCACCTAGTTTACCAAATCCAGCAGCTACTTTACCTTTAAGCCAGCTACCACCAGCTTTGATTGGTTTGAATATAGAGCCTATCCAACTACCAATTTTAGATTTTAATGGTTTTAAGAAGCTTTCTTCTAATTTATGCATGAATGGAATACCAACTGTCTTTTCGATAGCTTTTCTCCAAGCAGTTCCTATTACATCCATGATATTAGTTTTACGCCAAGCCATTTTAATCTCACCAGCTAAACCTTTGAAGAGTGTAGCTGTTGGTTTAACGATAGATTTACCTATCCAACCTTCCTTGGTATCGGTAATGGATTTAGCAAATAGTTTAATTGGTGCAGTAAGAGCAGACTCTAGTTTACCAACTACACCACCACGACGTTTACCATCAAACCCACGTTTACCTAACATGAAGTTTTGGAATTTATCGGATGTAAGTAATAAACTACCACCAGCACCAAATGCGATATTAGTTAAGAAACCACCTGTAGGGTCTAAAACTAATCCAGCTAAAGCACCAGGAAGCATAGTCTTATAAGATTTCTTCAAGAATGCTTGTTGTTTCTTAGATAAGATACCATTATTAGCACGACCAATAATATGACCATCTTTATCTTTTAGCTGTGTACCGAATAATTTATCAGAAATAGATTGGTTATTCTTAGCAAAGCCTATAGCAGCACCAAGCATAGCACCACCAACAGGACCAAAGCCAGTTAATAAACCAGCTACAGAACCTACGGTACCCCATGCACCCATATCAGGAAGATATTTCTTCATTAAGGCTTGTGTCTTACGAGAGAATACACCACCTTGACGAGTACCATCTTTACCTATTTGACCAAATAGCCAACCTTTAACAGTTTCAGATTCTCTTAGGATATTACCTGCAGCACCAGCTAAACCACCAATAATAGTACCGACACCTGGAGCGAATAAAGTACCAATTAAAGCACCTGCACCACCACCAGCTAAACCTTTACCAGCAAGCTTAGCAGGATTCATGAATAAGTCACGGTCTTTTTCATTCCAGTTTTTAAATGCATCAGAACCTAGGGTTTCTTTAATCATATCACCGATACGACCAAAACCATCTTTCCATAATGCATTTAATTTACCACGAGCAAACTTACCAGCCTTACCAAAAGAAGATGTACCATCAGCATGAGATAAAATCTCTTGGCCATCAGCACCAATAAATTTACGTTTTAATTTATCTTCCTCATAGCGATCTTTGCTACGATCAGCTTTATCTCTATCAGGATTGAATGGATTTTGGTCAGCTGGAATAATAGCTTCACCAGGTGATACTGTAGTCAAAGAATATGCTGGTACATTTAACGTACCATTATAGTTTTGCTCTAACTTAGCTTTTTCTTCTTTGTCTTCTTCATTTTCTTTTTCTTTGAATAGACGTTTAGCTTTATTTATACGCTTTTTGATACTATCTGCTTCATCTTTAGTTACAGCATTATCAAGCATACTCTCTAGCTTATTCATGAATACACTACGAGATTGCTTAGATTGAGAAGCTAATTTCATCTCAGTATCTTCTTTAAAGATATCTTTCTTTACAGATGCAAATTGCTCTTTAATAGAACCGATAAATCCATCTTTAGAATCTTTAAATGTATTAGTAAATTCTTCTTGGTCTTCTTCATCAACGAATCCACCAAAGAATTCTTTACCTTTTTTCCAAGCTTTCTTAGCTTTAGCTTTAATAGGGTTGAGAAGTTTCTTCTTTAAAGTATCAACTACAGAGTCAAATGTCTTATCTAATTGATAAGCCATACGATTAAAGAAACCAACTATAGGTTTACCTTCTTTATCTTTAAGACCTGTATCTTGTTTAAAGAAGAATTTATAGATATGCTTATCAACCATACCCACAGCACCAGCAACTACACTACGTGGAGATTTATATAGTGCTTTAAGTACATTTTTAAACTTATCAGCTGCAGATGCATCAGTATCACTAAATATCTCTTCTAAGATATTATTAGGATCTGGTTTTAACTCATCTGGATCTTCATACCCAACTTCATCTGCTGAATTAGCCCATTGATCAGCAGTACCAAGTATGGGACCTTCTCCGTCTTCTGAAGAGCTTTTAGGTTTAGACTCTCCACTAACGTGAGCTTTATTGGTATTAGAACCTCTCTTATATTTAGCTTTAGCAGGTTTCTTACGTTTACCAACACCACCAAATGAAGCACCAGCTCTAATTGATCTAAGTTCTTCCCAGATATTCTTTAAGTAATAGATTGCTCCATTACCATCATCATCTGTTAATAAACTAACTCCAGAGAGATTGCCACCTTTACCTTGTTTACCTGCAAACTTTTGAGATCCATCAAATAACTTAAGCATAGTATCATGTGGAGTATTCTCGATAGAATGCATCATACTATTAAAGTTAGACATAGCGTCATGGATTTCTTTAGCAGCTAAAGACATATCAGCATTATCCCATGCTTTATTGGCAGCATCTTTATACTTACCGTCATAGCCAGATAACGTCTGATTCTTAAAGAAGTATTCAGATAATTCTTCCATAAACTCTTTCTTACTACCGATAGAGTCTATGTCTTTAGTTACACCACCATTAATGGCACCCTTTTCCATTTGCTTCTTAAATTCAGCCAAGCCAATTTGTTTAGCACTTTTTTCCATATTGTCTCGGCGTTCTTTAATTTTAGCCATGGTTGTCCACTTACCAGATTCATAGTCATATACTGGTGCTGAATTACCTGTAAGAGCTGCTTCGATTCTAGCTAAATGACCAGGGATTACATCAATGATAGCTTTCTTAGTAATACCATCGAATGGTACAGGTCCCTTCTCAAACTTATCAGTTTTGAGTTTTGTAGTCATCTCTTGTTTAGCACCAAAGATACGACCTATAATACCAGCTATACCATCACGTTCTTGTCCTGCCTTATGAAGCTCTGCAAGCATATGTGCGAATGTACCAGATAAGGTCTTATCTAGTTTCTTCATTTGAGCACGAACGTTCTTCCCAATGATACCTTGACCAATAGCAATAGGAATGATAGATAATGGATTTGCTACCATCATCTTTAATTGATCTGGATCCATTCCAGCTAATATACCAAGTTCAGAAGATTCTAATTCATCAGTAGCATTCTTCTTGATATTACTGAAATAACTAGCTAAATTTATACCACCATTTGGTCCAACCAAATTAGTGATATCAAATTTTTCTTTAGTTCTCTTAGCTGCTTCTTCTTGAGCTTTTTGTCTAGCTTGGAAATCATGACGTTGCATATCTAGCATTTCTTTTAAGATAGCATTGTTTTCACGATTTATTTTAGTAGACTCTTCAAAGTATTTACGAGAGTTCTCTAAGTGAGCTTGTAAGTTATTTTGGTTAAATGACATAATATTGCTTAGAGTACCATGCATACCTAAGATATTATTATTTAACCCAGAGAATAGTTTCTCTTGTTGAGCAAACATAAGAGCTGTACTTTGACGTACAGTACCAGCTACATGCTCAGCACTTTTTACAGTTGCACCAGCAATAGCATTTGTACTAGCAGCAGTACTAGCTTCTATAGTTTGTATAGTGGCTTCTGTATCATGATCAAGACTAGGTGTGTTATCAGATTCCATAGAGAAGTCTTCATCGAAATCCATATCGAAATCATCCATACCCATTGACTTCATCATTAAGTCATCACCACGTTGCTGGTTATAGAAATTACCAGTTTTTAAATCCTCTAAAGCAGACTTAAAAGCAAAGTCCCCTGCCTGGTAAAGACCTGTATTAGAGATCATTTGACCAGCACGCTTAACTGTACTTTTATAATCTTTTATACCATGGTATACTTGTTTCATAGTATCAGCATTAGTAGACAAAAACTCTGTAGCCGAAGGCATCTCAGCTTTAATAGTATCTTCTACTGTAGCAAATACTAAAGACTTACCAAGGTTCTTTAGATAATTAGTAATTTTAACTTTTGCCAAGTGTAATTCCTCCTTTCTTGGATTAATGGTGTGTTCTTGACATACAGCAAATACCCCATATAGGACAGTGCCTATATGGGGATATTTGTGTTTGGAGTCAGTTAAGTTAGAAAATTGGAGTTAAATGTAATAACTATAAGAGGAATCCTACCTAGATAGTAAGGTTGGCTAGAGGTATGAAAGCACCTTACTAACTAGGAAGAAATTCAATGTGAGTATAATTATAATTGCTCGTATTCTTGGCGATGGCATTATACTTCTACTCACTATTTTGTTATAGCTGTATTATTTTTTAACCCAAGCTGGGCAAGGGTTTTGAACTTTGATACTTTCATAACCAGGTACTTTAACTTCGGTTTTAACGTAGATAGCTTTACCATCTTTGTCAATGCCTTCTTGTTTAGGGAAAGAACGAGTAGAAGCTTGTACATCTTTGAAAGATAATGTGATATTGGATTTTTCACGACCACCTAGTTTGAAAGTACGGCCAGTATTACGCATATATTCAAATGGGAATGTTTTAACGATGTTTAACATACGTTCAGCATCAGCTTTCTTAGCTTCATAACCAGCAGCTAATACAGTAGCTTCTTCTTTAGAGATTTTAGTTGTAGAAGAGATAGCATTAGCTAAGATATTACGATAGTCATCAGCGATACATACTTCACCAACTTTACCAGTGGAATCATATACACCAACTTTGAAACTAGTGTCATTAAGCATAGCAGCCATTACACGTGCTTCATCTTTATTAGAAGCAGAAGCATGTTTCAATTCAGCTTTGATTTGTCCCATTAATTCTTTTACAGTACTCATGTTTTGTTTCCTCCATAAAGAAAATTAGTTTTATATTATAAGTCTTATAGACGTATAAACATTGATCTTACTTTTCGTTTCCCTTTAGATTTGAGAAACTCATTTAACTCAATAGGTGTGCTTTGATTTAAGAAATCAATAAAGCTCATATTTCCATTTTCTAACATATCTTTTTTGCTCTTATCAGTCATAACTGTACCTCACTTAGGCTATATAAGATTAATAACTTGTTTATCTAGTAATAATTTATTAAAAGCAGAAAGAACCCCTATAGGACTCATAATCCTATAGGGGATCTTTATTTTTTGAGATCAAGTATACTACAAGGTTGAGTATTATAACCCTGCATTGTTTTTATTGTGGTGACTAGCTGTAAATATTGTATTACGGGTTAGTATATTTTGAAATTGAAGAACTCACCACAATAATAAAAGAAAATGAGTAACGTCGTATAAGATACCTATAATTGTTTAATACTAACTATTTATCCCCTTACTTGACTTGGAATATGATTTATATTAATAGCTAATGAGATCACAAGAAAGTTATATAATATAGCTTAGTTAAAAACTAAGTAATGAAACTATAATATTTCAAGTTTGGTTATGTCATAACATTTTTCAATTCGGATTTCTATTGGGAAATAGATAAATAAAAATGATCTTATTATACTTTATAATATAAACTTCCACTCTAAGCTTAACTTTACTCCATGGATTTTGTATAGTATTAAATAATATAACCAGCTTATATTATTTACTCTATATAAGTGTTAGATTATTTTGGAGTAAGCTATATAGTATAGCCTTAACAAGCTATTAAACGAATACTATACTCAGAATTAACAAATTGGAGGTTAATAGAATGGCTATCTTAGTAGACCGTATACAACCTTTACGATTGATAAACTCTAAGTTTTATACCCCTATCAATAAGAAGAATAAACGTTTTGGTAGTTGTATATTTCTTATGGCTAAATCATTTGATGGTGTAAAAGATATAATGGATTCACCATTAGTAGAGAACTTAGCTATGTTTAGTTCATACTATGTGGAACCAAACTATAGCTATTACGTTACACCATTAAGACAAGTACAAAGTGAATCTGGTGAACTATTAGATTATCAACCAGACTTAGACCTTGTGCTTGAGGGTGACCATATAGTTACAGATGAATATATCCAAACTTGTGATCATTTAATCTTGTTTGGTGAATCTGTCGAAGGCCCTATGACTAATAAACGTCTATCTAAAATGCTATATAGAGAGCGTTTTAGAAATAGAAAAGAGATAATGGCATACTACGATACTATTAGAGAGAAATTCCCTAATATCGTATTTACCAAACTATCTATAGATAAGTATATGAATAGGAATCTATTCTATGATTTGACTTATTATACTGATGCATTCTTTACGAATAACTATAATAAGAAGTTCCCTAAAGACTATGGAACTGATATCTTATTTACATTAATGGCTAGATTCGTTAATGATAAACGTCTTGGTTCTTATACAAAGAAAACTGTTATAGTCCCAGTACATGATTGGGCTAAAGACGCTGACCTATCTAGTTTATTTAGTATCACTAAAGATATCAATATCTTCTCCATTATAACTAGATTATATACTACTAGTTCATATGAACTAGAGTACTTCAAAGGGGTTGATTTTATCTTCCTAGGTAAAACAGGTTGGTTCAAAGTTAACTTTGATGATTTCGATAACTACGCTATCTCTAAGTTTAAACAAAATATCCGTAAACTTATTATGAGAGAACCAGTAGAAGACACTGAACGTGAAAACAAAGAAGAAATCAAAATCAAAGTTGCTGATGCTATTGAAAAGCAATCTGGTATCCAAATCAATAACGTAGATGGTTCTAAATCTAATATAGTTAAAGACGTTAGAAAAGCTGATGTGATTGATATAGATAAACCTAAAGAACCAGAAACTAAGCCTTTAGACCCTCAGTCCTCTAAAGAAGAAGAGAAAGCTCAAGAAGATGTATCTAATCAGCTTAATGATATAGTAAATGCTTCTTCAGATGAAGCAGAAGCTATTAAGAAAGCTGAAGAAGAAGTTAATCTTAAAGTGGCTTTACTTAAAGCACAAGAGACTAGACATACAACTATAGATATTTCACAAGCTAGACGTAAACGTATGAGTCTATTGAATGATAAGTTCTTGAAATCTAGTCTAAATAATAAGCCAATCTCTCAATTGCTCGAAGATGAAGCTGACCAACCATTAAGATCTACTGACATTCCAGAAGTACAGACTATCGATGAGCAATGGGATGGTTTAAAGAAAATCAACTTCGATAAACAATATGATTTAGATGCTGATATAGTTAGAGCTATACATGCATTTACTGAGAATAAGACAATCCCTATGTCTATTATTAAGATAGACAAAGATGATACATCTACATCTGAAGATTCAGTATGGACATATAGAGTTCAGCTTGAAGATGCTAATGGTACTAGACATAATCTTACATTCGATGTACCTAAGTTGATTGATAATCGGTTTATGAGATTACGTGGTAATGATAAGACTATATCTGGTCAGTTAATCAATCTTCCTATTATTAAGACAGGTCCGACTACATCACAGCTTGTTACTAACTATAATAAGATTATGATTAATAAGTATGGTCAACAAGGTAAGTCTACAAATACTACTGCTGCTATTATTAGATCATTATATAAGATCTTGGAAAATAAGTACAAGGGTTGCACTACTATTAAGAAAATAGCTATAGGTTCTAACTTAAAGATTACTGCTAAATACATTCTTCCTATGGAATACATTGATATTTCATCACAGTTCTCTTATATTGAGTTTAAAGATGGTACTAAGATCTTATTCAACCAAGATGAATTACATAATGCACCTGAATTTAAAGACCCAGGTGAAAATATGTTAGCATATGGTATTAATACTAAAGATAAGACTGTATTAGCAGCTGAAGATGATGATGTAGTTAGAATGATTAATAGTAAGCTTATGACTGATGCCGCTTATCAGGAACAGTTCAAGAAGTATTATAAGCAAGGTAAAACAGTAGCACATGCTAGAGCATCTATTAACCAAATGAATATTCCAGTTATCTGTGTAATGGCATATTCTGTAGGGTTATCTGAGGCTTTAAATAGAGCTAAAGTACAATGGAATGTATATGAAAAGAGACCTACGGCTACAAAGAACTATATTAAGTTTAAAGATGGTTTCTTAGAGTATGATGATTCTCCAGAGACTTCATTATTAGTATCTGGGTTATTTGAAATCAATACAGAAGACTATACTATAGCTGAGACTAATGGTGTAGCTATGTGGCTAGATGTATTAGACCAATATGGTGGTAGAATTAAGGCTAATGGTTTAGATGCGTTCTATAACTTAATGATGGACCCTATCACTGTTGAAGTATGTAAGAAGTATAATCTTCCAACTGATTACATTACAGCATTAGGTTATGCTAGCAGTCTATTAGCAGATAATCAGTACAATAAGCATACTGATATTACTGGTAACCGTTTCCGTACTAATGAACGTTTAGCTCACTTTGTTTATAAGTCTTTGGCTACAGCATATCAATTATTCTTAGCTGAATATAAGAATGGTAGAACTGATAGCAAGATGTTTATGAAACGTTCTGCTGTTATAGACTTGACTTTAGCAGACTCTACTGCATCTGACTTAAGTATCTTAACGCCATTACTTGAAATGGAAACTGCTAATACAGTTACATTCAAAGGATTATCTGGTTTGAACTCTGATAGATCTTATAATCTAGAGAAACGTACTTATGATAAATCTATGGTTAATAAACTAGCTATGTCTACAGGTTTTGCTGGTAACGTTGGTATTAATAGACAGACTACGATTAATATGGCTATTAATGATACTCGTGGTTATATCTATAATAATAAAAACGAAGAAGGTAAGATGAATGACGTTAATACGTTATCTATTACAGAAGCATTAACACCATTCGGTTCTACACATGATGATCCATTCCGTACAGCTATGACATTCATACAAACTTCTAAACATGGTATGAGAACTAGACGTAGCGACCCATTATTGGTAACTAATGGTGCAGACCAAGCATTACCATATATGACATCTGATACATTTGCTTTTAAAGCCAAATACAAAGGTGTAATTACAGAGTTAACTGATGACTATATGATTATTAGATATCCAGAACAGGATATGGTTGAACACGTTGACTTACGTAATCGTATAGAAAAGAACTCTGATGGTGGTTTCTTCGTTAATCTTAAATTAGATACCGATCTTAAAGTCGGTTCTAAAGTTAAACCTGGTGATATTGTAGCATATGATAAATCCAGTTATTCTGATAACGTTGGTACTGGTAATCTATCATACAATATCGGTACATTAGCAAAGATAGCTATTATGAATACCGACGAAGGTTTTGAAGATAGTGCTATTATATCTGATAAATTATCTGGTGATATGTCTTCTGATGTAGTCTTACAAATAGACGTAAGACTTAATAAAGAAGATATAGTAGACTTTATTGCTAAAGTAGGTACACCTGTACAAGAGGGTGACACTTTATTCACCTATCAAATAGCTTCAGAAGATGAAACATCTAATGATATTTTAGCTAAGCTTAAGTTAGATGGTGATGAAGCCGGAGACTTAGGTAAAATTAAAGTTAAATCTAAAGTAACTGGTGTATTACAAGGTATCAAGATTTATCGTACTAATGAATTAGAAGAATTATCTCCTACATTACGTAAGACTGTAGAAGATTATGAATCTAGCATCAATAAAACTAAGAAACGTCTTGAAAAATTGAATATATCTACAAAAGAATATGATTCTACTGGTAAATTACCTGCAACTGGTAAACTAAAACACGCTGAAGATAAAGTTCTTATTGAATTCTATGTGAAGTATGATGATACCATGGGTGTAGGTGATAAACTAGTATACTACTCTGCATTAAAAGGTGTAGTAAAATCTATCTTCCCTAAAGGTAAAGAACCTGTAAGTGAATATCGTAAAGATGAAAAAGTACATACACTACTAGCGACACATTCTATTAATGGTCGTATGGTAGGCTCTGTACTTATTATGGCTGCTATGAATAAAGTTCTTATTGAGCTTAGTAGACATGTAAAAGATATTATGGGTATTCCTTGGGATCCAGAATTGTAGTATTATAGTCCCACTAGGTCTGTAAATTGGCCTAGTGGAACATCTTATTAAATTTTTATTTTTCTTTTCTAAGGAGGTAAATAATATGCCTGACATTGAAAATAAGACAACCTCAGAAAACAAGGTTGAATATAAAGTTTATGTCAATACAAGTAAGAAACCTTTATATGTACGTGAAACACCTGATGACCGTGGTCTTATGCGTGCATTTGTACGTCCAGGTGAAGTAGTACATATTTATGGCTTTGCTCCTGGTATTATTTATGCAGTACCACCAGAAATCTCTAAAGAACGTGAGAATGTATGGGGTAGAGTTAGTGAACCTGGTAGACCAGAACGTTGGGTACGTATCTCTTCTACATATGGTACATTTGATTATTTGGAAGAAGATACTTCTAATATTGCACAATTCCCACCAGTAGACTCTCGTACTTTAAAATACAATGATATCGTTGGTATTAAACCAGGTTCTGTAAATGCGTATGGCCAAAAGATTGCTAAAGAACTTTGCTTACCAAACTGCTATCATGTAGTTTATATGCTAGATTCTTCTCGTCGTTTGACTTTGTTAGGTCATCGTGTTAAAAATGGTATTAACCAATGGATTCCAACTAAAACATTGGTTATGGTTAAACAATATGACCCATATGCTCGTTACAATAATGAAAATGCTGATGGCATGTATGCTAAAGCACGTGCTAAAGCAGAAGAGGATCCATTCCGGGGAAAATAAACGGGGAAGCTGCACTGCCCCATGGTATTTACTTCAAAGTGGCATCCACTGCTACAGATATGGCAGATAGAGCATTAAATAATTTACGTAATGAAGGTTTAGATGGTATCGGTGGAGATGCTGATAAACTTAAGAAGACAATGTCAACTGTACTCAATTCTAGTAGTACAGAAAAACTTGCATTAGGTAAGCCTTTTAACCAAACAGATTTGGCTAACTATCAAATGTTTACCGAGGCTGCTGAACGTCTTGGTACTGATAAGATGTCTGATGGTGAAATACAATACTATCGTATGGCTAAAGAGATATCCAATTATAGTAATATGAGCCCTCAAGAGCAAGCTACTATTCGTCAAAGAGCTGCAGAAGTATCAGCAGATTACTGGGGTACTGGTAGTGCCGAAAATCAAAAGATGATTAAAGGTAACATTGTAACCGAATTAGGTGTTGCTGGTACAGCTGTAGACTATAGTAATGGTAGTGCTACCAAAGGTGCTAATAAAAGTCCAGTTAAAGCTGTAGCTGGTCAAGGTAATGCTGGTATGACATTAGAGCAGGGTTATAAAGCTGGTAGAGATGCCATTATAAAGAACTCTGGTAAAGATGTAGCTGCTGGTCAAAAACGTGAATATGAAGATTCATTAGCATCTACTGCTGATATGGCAGCAGCATCAAACTTTAATGCTTATAATATCAATATCAATGAATTTGAAACATCTCAGTTATATCGTGTATTTGGTATGCCTTACCAATGGATGGATATAGCAGATAGACGTATTCCTGGTACTGATATAGGTAGAACTTTTGGTGCTAAAATAGCATCTAAGATACCATTATTGATTATGACACCAGGGTTACCAGAATTCTTAGCAGGATATTCTAGTAAAGAAAAGAATGCTTTGATTCAAAAACTATCTGGTGGTGCTGATGGTATATCCTTACAGTCATTAGCTGATGGTATAGTTGGTAAGGGTAAAGAAACCAAGTATTACCAATTACGTTTTGCTAAGAAAGAGTATTTTACTTATGTAAATGCTATGACTAATGCATTAGCAGCTTACTTAGGTATATCTGATGAAGATTCACCTTATGGTGGTAAGATTGGTAATTTTGATTGGTCTACTTTAACGTCTACATCTTCATTGTCAAAACAGTTATCTTATTATGGTGCTGTAGCATTCTATCTAAACTCAGAAACATCTATTTCTGAATCTTTTAGTAATGATACAACTCAATCACAATTAGCATCTAAAGTTAATGAGATGTCTGGTATGGTTAGAGAGCTACAATTCATTACTGGTTTAACTAATATCTCATTCTATGATAATGCTAATACTAGTAGTGGTAATGTAATCAATAATACTGCATCAGATAGTAAAAATGCTGGTGATAGCATGTTTGGTAGCTTTGGTACTTTCATTGATAACTTAAAGACTGGTGCTAAAACTGTATTTGCTGGTGGTAAGCTAGTATTCCCAGAAATATGGTCAGACTCCAGCCATAGTGTAAGTTATACAGTTAATCTTAAATTAACTACACCTGACTTTGATAAATATAGTTGGTTCCTAAATATAGGTGCACCACTTATTCATCTAATATGTATGGCAGCTCCAAGACAAATGGGTGCTAATGGTTATGCATCCCCATTCTTAGTCAGAGCGTTCTATAAAGGGTTCTTTAGTATAGACAGTGGTATGATTGGTTCATTATCTATTACTAAGGGTACTGATGGTGGATGGACTATTGATGGTTTACCAACAGTAGTTGAAGTATCTATGGATATCAAAGATTTATATCATAGTATGAACATCATTGCTCCTGATGTAATAGGTGATTTATCTGGTAATCTATCTATGGAAAGTTCATTAAAGAATGTAAATGCTTTAACTTACCTAGCTAATATGGCTGGTGTAAATATTAACCAAACAGATATTGGTCGTGCATTTAGATTATCATACTGGTCTATCAAAGGACAAGCTACACAGTTATTATCTAATGGTCCAATGCAAGCATTAACTCAAACTGTAATGAATAGAATAATGCATATGTATAATTAGTTTAATATAAGAACAAAAACATCCCGATAAGACCATAAGTGTCTTATCGGGGTTTTTATTCACAGAAAGGAGGATACTTATAGCATGAAACGTAAAACAAGACATGAGAAGCTCTTACAATATGAAGAGAAATATGGAGAAATACCTAGTGGCCACTATGATAGATTGCAATATATCTCTAATGAACTAGGTATTAGTAATAAACAACAAGCTGAGATTATGGAAGCATATCATAATGCTATAGATAGCACACAATATAGCCATATTAGAGTTATACTATATGAGGAACCTGAGGGCGCACCAAGACCTAGGTTCCAATTAGTTAATAGATATAACTTAGCAAATGCTGCTTTAAGTAATGGATCTTTTGTTAAAGTATATTCACCAACTGGGTTAGAAGATAATAGTAGTATGCGTCGTATGATTGACTCTGGTGAGTTAAACCAAATACAACAAATGCTATACACTCCAACTATAGTTGAGTTTAATGCTTATCTTAAAACACCACAATATTTTAATAAGAAAGAAACTGCATTAGCTGAAGTTGGTTTAATAAGACCCTTATCTAAGCCAGACTGGGATAACATTGGCAAGAAGTATTCCGATATGTTTAATTCTAATATCTGGTTAGATGATACTTTAGTTATAGACGGTTCTGTAAGAAGATTCTATTCGGTAAAACCTAGGGTTGAAATAGATATATACTTTATGGATAAAGTATATACTAAGAAACAAGCCAAAGGTATATCTAAATCTTTAGAGAATCAAGGAATAACTAAAGAGATAGATTATATTATTAAATAGGGAGGAGACTATGACATTGAAACAGATTATAAACACCTGGGCTAAAAGATTATGGCAAAAGCTTAGAGGTAAAAAAGAAGAACCTAAATATGATTTATATCAAATACCAAATGGACCAGGATTCTTTGTACCTAAAGGGACTACACCGCCACAGTTTGGTAAAAATATTTCTATTCAGCTTCCTGATAGTAAAAAACCTATTAGACCACCAGCTCCACCTAAAGAAAAAGTTAAAGCTGATACTGATGGTGATAAAGTAGACTCTATGATATATGGAGTAGAAGCAATGCGTCGTTTAGAGTTAGATGAGGACGATCTAAAGCTAACTGAGGAAGAAATCAAAGAAGTAGATGCTAAGATTGATAGATGGTATAAAAAATCACCTAACTCTACAGTAAATGGTATAAAAGATATGGCTGAAAAGTTTAAGGATATTCAAAAGAATCCTAAATATCATGAAGATATCTCTCCATTACTTAGTGGCGCAGCTGTATCTAATAAAGAAGTAATTGATGGTATAACTAAAGCTATACGTGAAGTTACAAAGCCAAATAAGTACACTAAGAAACCTATACAAAAGAAACGTCGTAAACGTACTAATTCTAAAAAGAAATCTGGTGAAAAGAAATGAGTTTTGGTAGCGGTCAATCCGAAGAAAACAAACTAAAGGGTGATACACAACCCCCTTATGAACAGTTTGAGAAATGTGAAAGAAAAACTTGTGTATACTTAAACAATAATGGTAGATGTATCTGGGAGACATGTAAGTTTGATAATGAAGACCCAGGTTATGTACAATACTGGGACTTTGAATGTCAAGCATGTCATAAGATAGACCAACGTGATGTACGTGATATGAAACTAATGTTTTGTGATAGCTGTCTAGAACGATTAGCTAAAGCTGAACGCTTACCATTCACCTGTATCATCTGTGGTAAAACACAATCATCTCCACCTAAGGGATTCTCTACTCCTATATGTAATACATGTTTACGTAAGTTAAGAAACTCTGTGCATTGTAAGTATTGTGGAAATGCCTAATTAGTTATATATTATAACTATAGGAGGTAATAGACAATGCAAGAATTACAATCAAGATATAAAGCTAGCGTAGAAGGAATCATTATATCTAATATGATTCCTTACCGTGTATTAAATGATTTAACTATTAGAGAGTTTGCTAATAGTGACGCTACAGGTCTAAATATCTATATAGACTTGTATCATATCTTTAGAGACTTCTATAAGAATAATATGCTTCTTATAGCTAAGCATGACTTAGTAGCATATATAACTAACTTAGTTGGTCACTATAGAGACTTTTATAGAAGATACTTTGGTGTACATACAAAGTTCTTCTTGATTTATACGACAGGATATTTCCCTACAGCTGTAGATGAGTTACCAACTTATAATCAGAATTCACTAAATGATTATGAAATGTCTATAGGTATCAAGGAATATCTTGAGCATAATATGTACGTATTGAATATACTTTGTAAGTATCTTCCTGATATATACTTTATTGAGGCTCCAGTAGACCCATCAGTATCAATCTATTCTATTATGAATGATGAGTTTGCTAGTGGTAACTATAATCCTAATATCATTCTAAGTAGATCAGTAATAAATCATCAATTGATTCCTATATCTATGACGCAGACTATACAGATTAAGCATTTGTATAGATATGGTGAATTAGAATGTAAAGCTATCAATATTGATAACTGTATCTTAGAATATATCGATAGTCTTAAACGTAATATATCTGAACCAGAACTAATTGGAACTATTCCTAGAGATGCTTTAAGTTTAATTATGGCATTATTAGGGGTAAAACAACGTAGTGTAAGTGGTACAGGTATACGTACTGATAAGATTATTAAAGTAGTACCACAGTTTTTAGCTCATAAACGTACTAACTATATTAGTAGCTTTGCTGATATAGCTGAACTATGTCAGTTATTAAATAAGAACTTAGACCCTACTAAAGTATTCAGTAACTTTAAAGCAGTTGATGTGCTACATCAATACAATAAGTATATATTAGCTGGTAAACCAGTTGAGGATATCAGATGGAATGTAAATCTAATAGATCCTGATATGGTGAAGAGTCTTAATAATAAGTACTTCTCCAACCATCCATTAGATCTAACTAGACTATAGTCCTCAACATTCTAGTACAAGGGCCACTATCGGTCCTTGTACTTTATTTTTTTTTCTTGAGGTGATACATATGCAGCTCACTTATGAATATATGGCTAGGATAGATTTTAACCATCGTGGTGGTAATGAATCGAAATCATATCCTATAGAGCAAGAAAATATAAAACAGATTATCATCAATAAAGAATATGATGATCTTAATATGCCGATTATAACGGTGACTATGAGTGTCGATACGAATATAGTTGACTTAATGATTAAAGATAATAAAGAATCAACTATGATATTGACTATTAATAAGAAGAATACTAATACACAGTCGACTACAAATATAGTAGAGGCTTATATAAAAGAAGAATGTACATATCTCATTGAGGGTGATATAAACCCTAATAAAGAATGGGATAATAAAGCACCAACTAAAGAAGAAGCTGAAAACAAAGATAAGTTTAGGCTTATTCGTGTTGGTCTACTGTCTAAGAGATTGGCTGATGCATTACAAAAACCAGCCAATCTAACTGTATATGATTCTAATATGCAAGATATAGTTATGCAGCTATTAAATAATGGTATCCCATTATTAATGGAACCATTTGATTATAAAGACCCTATTCCTCAATTGATATTGTCCCCTAAAGAGTCTCTATCTAAGTCTTTAGACTACTTAAACAGTGTAAAAGTATTCTATGAGACTGGTTACAGATTCTTTATGGACTTTGATAATACATATCTTGTATCTAAAGCTGGTAAATCTGTATTACGTAAGAATGATAGATATCCAACTATTAAGATTGATGTAAAACCTTTGATGGGTGAAGATGGTATGGTTCGTGGTATAGAAACAAATGATACAGATAAAGTATATGATATGATTGTACCTATGAATGATACTAACTTTAATAGTGATGATCTAATAGATAAATCTATGGAAGGTATCGCTGCTGTAGTTGATGCATCTAAACAAAAGCAAGAATCATTCCTAAAGAAACATAAAGGATTTGGTGGTATCTTAGGTGCTTATAAGAATATCCTTAATATCATGGATAATGTAAAAGTCTTCTCTGGACAAGTACGTAATGTAGTACAAAATATACATAGGACTACATATGAGATTAAGGGTAGAATGATTGAAATGAAAGAGCAGGTTGATGATTTTAAAACAACTACTCTAGATCTATACAATCAAACTAAAGCAACTATAGCATCTTTACCACAGGAAGCATTACAACAAATCGGTCAAATAGATGATGTGAAGAATATACTGACTCAGATAAATGAAGCTAATGATAAGTATGGTAAATACATCAATAAGTGTATACCTAACTTTGATGAGTATGTAAAAGCATATACTGGTCAGATATACAATATCGAAGGAACTAAAAACTATGTAGGTGGTATTAAGCCTATAAACTTCCAAGATAATCTAGGTAGTTTACAAACATCTTGCTGGGACTTTAAGAAAGATGCTGAGAAAACTGATGCGACTCATAAGAAAGGTATGGCTCAATTCTCTAGAGGGTTTGTAGGTTGGTCTCAAAATATAGGTAATATATCTACAACGTTAATGGATTTACCAGATACAGTTACATACTGTATTAACCCAAAAGACCCAGTAGATTCCCGACAATATAAAGAAGTAGATTTAAAACACTTAAAGAAATTTAGTGCTCCATTTCAAGAGATGTTTACTAGTGCTGATGCTTATGGTAAAGGAATTACAAAAGATACAGCGACTATGGATGCCTCAAACAAGCTAAATAGGAATGCTGGTGCAACGATAAAGGCGTTTGTAGACAAGGCCCAGGGTATACCCACAGACTTTAGTAATAAATTGCTTGAGGGTGGCAATATGGTAATTAAGGACTTTAAATCACAAGCTGAATCTGCTAAGCAAATGTTTATAGATAATAAGCAAATGTACAGACAGCAATTCAATAGTATGCGTGATACATTCAATGTAATCAAACAAGGTGCTCAATTATCTATTGATAGTTTTAAAGACTTAGGTGATATAGGTTCTGATGGTGAATCCTTAGTAAGTATTGCTTTAGATACAGTAGAGACATTAGCTAAACAAAAGATTATTCGTTTACCTAATGACAATATCAATATCTTAAAGAATATTAAACATGCATTAGATTTACAAAAGACTACTATTACAGTTCATAAACTAGAATTGGACAATGATATATTCAATATCAATATTAAATATATGATTAGTAATGAAACAGAAAAGACTACACGTAGTGGTGAGTATATACTAGTTTCTAAACAAGAAGTATATGATAATAATGGTACTACACTTGTAGCTAATACAATTCTTACATTCCATAAACTTCCTTCTGGTAAAAAGAAAGAATAGACAAAAAGAGTCCCATATAGGCAATGCCTATATGGGAGTTTCTTTTATTTATTTAGCAGGTTGAGCTTGTTGAACATCATTACCTTGAGTTTGTTGTTGGTTATTGTTACCATTATCACCCTCATAGTATTTAACGTGTTGCTTAATGATTTTATAGAAATCAGAAGCAAAGCGTTCAGCTGCGGCAATACGAATAGACATCAATGTAGCCACTGTGGAAGTTACACGTTTAGCATATTGCTGTACGTTGTTATTGCCACTACCATTAGGTTTATTAGGGTTTTCATTAATCTTACCAGATAAAGAATCTTTACTATCTTGGTTACCGATAGTCTTTTGATTTTGTTGTTGGTTATTAGTTGCTGGTTGAGATGGTTGATTGCCATTATTTGCTGGTGCTGGGTTATTACCACCATTAGCATCATCTTCTAAGAATAATTGATCATTGTATAAGAACGCAGATTCATTTGCTTTTTGTTGTTGGTTAGTATTGGCCAACTTAATCAAGTTGTCTACATCAGCCAAAGCTTTATTCTTATCAGATTCGAATAACTTAGTTAAGTTATCGATATTCAAGCAGTACTCAGCCAATTCTTTCATATTCTTGATTTGGTAAGATACTACTTCTTTAGAACCATAGAAGAATGTTTTACATTTATCTTTGAAAGTTTCACCTTCGGTGTTACCAACTAAAGAATTTTCTAATTCTTTAACAGCATCGTCTACAGATTTAGAGCCACTAGCAATAGCCTGAGTATCAGAAGTAATCTTAGAAGATAGATTATTGATTAAACCAGCGTTGCTAATATTAGCTTTGGCTTTATCATAGTCAAACATCTTAAGATCACTAATAGCTTTGAACTCTTTATCCATTACAGCCATATTCTTTTGGATATACTCTTTAGAGATACCAGTGAACTTCTTGAACCAATCAGAAGATTTAGTGTAGATATTATTGATGAAGTCTTTAAGTTTACCTAAGAAACCAGAGAACTTATCAGCTACCCCTTCGTTGATACGTTGAAGTTTATTTTCTACATCAATTTTCTTAGCGAATGTAGACGCTTCAAGAATACACGCTTCAAGATTTACAGATGTTTCACTTAATTTGATCAAGTGTTCTAATTCAGCTAATCCATCTTTATCACTAGAAGTCAATGCTACAAGAGATGTAGCCAATTTGATATCAGAGTTTTTAGAAATAGCTTCTGGCGCTGTTAAGTAAATAGCTTTAAGTAAAGTTACACGATCAGATTCAATAGCTTTCTCAGCTAAGAAGATAGAATGATTGTATTTATACAAATCAGTCAATGCCATTTCTTGTAATTGATGTAACAAAGCTTGTTCAAGCTTAGCTACTTCACGTACAGTATCAGCATTGATTTCACCCATCTTCATGGAATCTAATTTACCAAAGATATAGTCATATTCTTTGATAGCATTTTCTTTACCAGTCTTAAGATCAGTAAGCTTTTCTTTCTTATTAGTATCTAGTGTTTTCAATAACTCACTAGCATCTTCTAAAGTAACTTCACGAGCTTCAATAGTAGGGTTTTCGACTTTCTCGATCAATTGCATATAAGTTAAATGATCTTCTTTACCCATTACAGAACCACGAATACCAGACTCTAATACATTGAAGTTTTCACTGATAGTTTTAATTACACCATCAAGATCTTCTTTAGGGTTATGGTAGAAGTTTTCATAGATTTTGCTAATAGATTTGAAAGCATCTTTAACTGCTGGAGTATACTTAGACTCTTCGAAGAATAACTTCTTAAGTTTAAGTCCTTTACAGTCAGCTTGGTTAGCAAATTCTTTTAAGAAACGTTTATCTTTAGAACTTACATAAGCCAATGTAGATACAGCATCATTATAGGATTTACCATATGCTTCTACAATAGACTTTAAGTTCTTACGATATACTTTATATAAGTTTTCGCTTACAGCTTTGTATTTGATTACATTACCATCAGCGTCTAACACACCACGGTAGAATTCTTGTAGACCTTTAGCTTCGTGGTTACGGATATCTTCTACTAGGGAATACATAAATTGTTTACGGGAAATATCACATTTACCAGTAACCAACTTATTATCAGTAGCATCCATAATATAACTAAAGGAGAATTGTTTATTTTCCATAAGTTACCTCATAAAAAAAATATTTATAAGGTATGAGGATGTACCCCATACCTTATAAATTATTTTACATAATAGTCAGTTTACGAGTAAACTAAAATTATTTAGCAGCTTTGATGTAAGCAGTACGTGCAAGACGCATTACTTTTTGACATGCCGCAGTTTGACCTTTGATGAATACGTTAGTCAAGTTAGCGGATTGCATAATGATAGCACGGAATTTAGTATATTTGTCGCTTTCATTTTCTTTAGGTGCTTTGAAGATAGCTTCAGTAGTTTTGCTGATAGATTCAACAATTTTGTTGGAAGATTGAATAGCACGGAATGCAGCATCGCCGTTATTCAATACACGTTCGATATCAGTTTGTGCTTTACCGAAAGTAGTTTCTTCTTCTTCACCAATAAGATCTTTAACTACAGCGTCAACAGAAACGTTTTCACCGTCATCAGAAAGTTTCAAACGTTCTTTGATATCTTTTTTGATTTGAGCAGCGTCTTTTTTGTCTACAGCGCCTTTTTCTGCATTAGCAGCCATACGTTGGATATCAGCTGTAGTAATAGCAGCATCAGGAGCTTCGAAACAGCTTTTAGAGTCTTTAACCCATTTAACTGTAACATCTTTGCTGTCTTTTACTTTGTCTTTGTATTTTTCAAATACCTTTTTATTATCGCTAGAGAAGCGACCTAAGATTTTAGCGATGACGTTGCTAATGAAAGTTTTGATTTTAGCAGCCCATTTTTTAATGAAGTCGATAACTTTTTTACCAACCTTTTTAAGAGTGTCAATAACGCCTTCTTGAATAGCTTCTTCAGAAGCGCCTTCACGAAGCATAGTCATTTCACGGAAATCAGCCATTACTAAATCAGTGAAAGTTTCTTTGTCGAATTCAGCACATTCCATCATGATTGTGTCCATGCCATATTCGCTAGTGTACATTTCTTTATTTTCTAATACAATACCGTCATCTAAAACGGATTCAGTGAAGAATGCCATATTAATTAGCCTCCATTTAATTAAAAAGTATTAACGTTAATATTTTTCCTATAAAAGGAAGATGCTCTATACATATTTGTTATTAGATTATATCTAAATCAAGTAATTCTGCATCTTCTTCTACTTCATAAGATTCGTTTTTACTACCTTTAAGTTTAAGTAAGAATACACAAATATCATGTACAGTTTCCATGTTTTCACGGATTGCACGAAGTTGTTGATTATGCATAGTTAATATAAACCGTTCAGCTTGGATACGCCAGATAGCAAGAGATGCTAACCATGCACCTGTAAACTTAGCTTCAATGATTTGTTCAATTTGTTTAACTAAATCATTATATGCAGTTACATTTAACCGTTGTAGCTTCAACCAGTCAAAATCCAAGAAGTCAATCATTTCATCAATATGGGAAGCAATAAATGCTTGTCCAATTTCATCTTTACCAAAGGAGTGATTTTTAATAGCTCTATCAAATAGCTCACCACTTTGTAATTGGCGTCGTGTTGTTGTTGGAGATACTGCACTGAAGAAGTGTTGGAATTGACCAACGATGTTCTTAAATGGGGTTGCAATAAAAGAAGTAAATAAGTTGATATGGTCAAATAATGGTTTACCATATAATGTATTTACAACAAAGCGTTTAGAATATTTCATCTCTGCATTAGCTTTGATGATACGTACATTGTTTTCATCTTCTACTACACGTTGTAAGTTGCCGATAGTATTGCTAGTATACCATTTGTCTGCAGCTTTCATAAGAGTTTTAATAATGCCATGATCGAAATATTCATTTTTAGTAGCTTCATTAGCATACCAACATTCGATAGCAACTTCAGAAGCACCTTCGGCGATAAGCTCTTGTTCTTTATCGAATAACTCTTGGATTTGAGCATCACAAGATTCAATAAGAGAATCTAGTGTATCCATATTATCTTCAGCTTTCTCAATCAAGGCACCAATGTCGTCGACTAATAATAGTTCATCCATTTTTAATTCCTTTACTAAACAATAACGAATTCAATATCTAATTGATTTTCTTCAGTATTAGCTGTGTTGACATTCAAGAACTCTGGGATACGTCCAACTATCATTTCATCTCTACGATAAATATGCTGTATACCAGGACCATATCCATTGAATTCTAAGAACTCAAAGTATACTAATACGTCTTTATACTTATCAGTAATGTAAGTGATAAGATTAGGTATATGAAGATCATTGATTTGAGTGGTATCTTCGATATATAATCGAATATCATTCTTAATCAATGTAATCATCTCTTTAGTACTAGCATTGATAAACTTAACTCGGAATCGTAAACTTAAGTTAGTTCTATTCAATGGCTTACCATCTTCTACATAGAATAGTTTAGATGGACCATATGTATTAAATAACTTAAAGTCAATACCGAATGAGTCTTCTAGTACGTTCAAACACTGATTGATATGTACACGTTTCTTCTCCAAATCTAAAATGAACTTTTGTAATTTCATTTCAGTATTAATGAAAGACCAACCAACCATAGGAACTTTATCTATAGTATAGCTTAGTGTACCATTATCCAACTTAGTGACTTTAACTTTAGATTCGATAATGTCAGAGTAGTTATACATAAAGTCTACACCACCACGAGTGTTGTAGATATTAGTAAGACTATATCCGTCTAAGTTACCACTAGTGAAGATTTGTTCGGACTTATATGTACCAGCACTATCTTCATCTTTATTCTTAATGAAAGTGAATACTTTAAACTGAGTATTGTTTGGCATATAACCATACAAGTCATTATCAGAACCAGCTTCTTTAAGATTTAAGATCTTAAGTTGATTTAGTGTATCAATAGAGTTATCTGTTTCCATATCAAACTCATATAAGAAAGAAAACTCTGTTTCATTGTACTTCTTAAACTTACCTTGAGTCCAACGTACAGGTTTACCATCTTTATAGAATACACCTAAGACTTTAAGATCTACACTAGTAATTTCATCAGGATCTAGTTCATTGTCTTTATGAACCACACCAATATTTCTATCAATATTTTGAACTAGCTTAACTGTACATTTGTAAGTATTCTTATCAGTGAAGTATTCTCTCTTCCAGTTAAGATTATTACAAATGAATTGATATTTGGAAGCTTTATTGATATATTCAAACTCAAGAGCTTTCTTAGTGTCCATATAGTTGATATAATACGAAGCATATAGAGGACTCTTATTGATTACAATCATAAATGGATTAAAGTATAAGAACTTAATCTTATTTATAGATTCTAAATCTTCTTTTGATCTATCATAAATGACTTTACCACTACCACCAGCATCATACTGAATAGTATTACCAGTATTGAAGATATAGTTTTCACTAGATACATTATCAAAGTCACGTCTAATCAATTCTATAGGAACTGTATTAGTTGGAATCATTTGTGTATCAGTACTAGCTAAAAGATAAGCATAGTATAGACGATATAATGGAGATTCCATCTTCTTGAAGAAGTATAGTTTATTCTTAGGTAAACCATAGCTTAAAGAGTTAAAGAAATTATTAACGTCTTTAGAGTTGGTTACACTACCACGAGCTAATGCTTCTTTAGGAATCATTAACTTTAACTCATCAATAGTCTTCTTATCCAAACCATCTTCAGATGCTGGTAACCCTAATGGATCACCTATTGGGGTAATAACCATGAACAAACGATCATAGTTGAATCTATCACTGATAGGATATAGTTGGATAGGGTCTATATACTTAAAGTTACCTTCGGAACCCTTGGTTGTATATAGATTGACAGAAATTTCAGAGTTCATACCAGGAATATTAGAAGTATCACTAAATACTAATCTAATAGTCTTCTCATCTATATATGTATAACTACAATAGTTGACTTCACTACCAGTATGTAACCCTTCATATATAGGCAAGAGCTTAACTGGTTGACTACCATAGTTCTTAATAGTTACATCGAAACCAGCCAATTGATCATCGAATGTAAACTGATAAGTTTTATTCTCAATAGGGTTTCTATTAAGAATTGTAGCAGTGTTTTTCGTATACGTATATTGACGTATACGACATCTTACTGCAATCTTTTGTTCATTCTCATCAAGAATCCGACCAACTGGTGGTAAGTATGGATCAATGATTTCAAATGAATCAATAATTGGATTATAAGCAGATAGGTCATACTGTGCAGTATACACATAATCACCGTCTGGCAATACCACACGACGAATTAAGATATCATATTCAGTATGGAATTCAAATCCACCAATATTAATAGCTACTTCTCTATCAAATGTAAATACATCATTACGCATATTAGCTAATAGTACGTCTTCAGAGATAGTAAATACTATATCCATATATGCAGGTCTAGCATTAATATTCTTAATACCTAAACCTAAAGCATGAGCAATAATATTCTTTTCGAATTTAGCTCTAGTTGGAATAGCTTCATTACCAAACTCAGAAGCCATAATGATATTATTTTGTAGAGATGTAGAGAATACGTCACTTAGATAACCAAATATACCCATAGATAGGGTAAGATCATCTTCTTGGATATGTTTTTTCTTGACAGCATCAATATATGAATTAAGATCATAAATATTAGAGTTCGTCAATAGTTCATTAGCCATTAATCTCCCCCTTCCTAAACGTTATATTTCTCACGATATCTAGCATATTCTTGTAAATTCTTTCTAGCCTCATCATACCCTCTAGGGTTTTTGTCAGTGAAGTTATAAGAATCAGATGGAGCTTTCCATTTAAGTTTATAGAACTTATATTGATTCTTACCATCACCATTAAGACCAGCAATATATGGAGCCTGCATCCAATCACCAGACCAACCATCTAATGCATCTATATAACCACCACCAGCAGCATTACCACCAGAATATAGACTACATAGTTGATTGAACTCGTGTAATGTGTCAACTTCCATATCGAAAACAAATGTAGATTTAAAACTAACTGTAAATCTTAAATCAGAACCGTCTGCCATATCACTAAATACATCACGTGGCACTGTCTTAGGGTACACACCAACATACTTAGCCCAATAGATGATATCTTCACCACCAGAATCCTCAGATACTATGAACTTATACATAGACATTTGGTCATGAATAATACGTTGCATAGCATAAGCTTTATTAGGCTGATTAATCCTACCAAAGTGCTTCAATCTAGAATATTCATCAAACAGCTTGAAAAACATGTAGACTTCTAGATACTTAGTATCTAGAAACTCTACACTGAATTCATGGTTTTCATCACTCTCTATTGAAGTCCCTCGATAGAATACAGAAGAACCTAAAATATTTCTAGATGTCTCATAGTCATTAGCTACACTAATAGCTGGTAAATCGACATTAGAAGTTTTCTGGTTTGAAAGAAGATTAACGAATGGTTCAGAACGGTTTTGAGAATAGCATAGTTGATGCAATACCTCAGGATATTTAGTTGCTGCTTCTACAAATAGTGGGTTATTGGCTACAGAGTCAATGAATGTTTTAGACATATCATTGCTACCACCACTACCAATAGAAAAGTTCTTATCATGTAAGAAGATCTGTAAATCTGGTTTGGTAAAGAATATATATTCTCTAGTCATACCGACACGATTATATGGATCTATCTTAGAGAACCTAGCAAATCTATGATATCTATCTAGAGATGTCGGATTGTATATACCATTCTTTTTAATGAATTGTAACATCATTTGGGAATCAACCGTAGGTTTAAGATTCTTATATTCTTGAGTATTCTCGGTTAAAGTTTTACCCTGTTTGATGTCAGTTGTTTCATCGGACATTCTCAGTCTCCTTTCTTTATAGGATTATAGAGATGTTTCAAAGATATCTTTAATTGTATACTATAACTATGAATAAGAGATAAGAGTCTAGCTGATAACTCATTAGAGTTGACTCTCCCTCCAAAGTTTTGTTTATTGGACATCAATTAAAGGAAGAGGTAACCACTATGAGCAGCTATGATTACGATACTAACGAGATTATTACGGGCTATAATGAATCTTATGATATGTCTTACTTAGGGAACTATGTAGTTATTGATGAAGACATCAAAGTCAATCAGGTAGAAAAGATAAATCTTAGACCAGCTAAACCAGGCGAAGTTCTTATTGACCAAGATGGTAAAACTTATTATTCAAGTAGAATCGTTAATAAGTTAAGAAAAGATCTTTTGGAGAATGCTGTTCTTGTGGATGAACTATTATCTTTAATAGGTCCTGGTAAACACTATAACTGTGGTGATGAAGAAGCTATGAGAACCCCTGAGGAGAAATGTTGTACATATAAAGAACGTATGGAACTCGCTAGAATGTATGCCGAAGAAGACTGTTATTATGAAGATATTTTAGACTGCATTAATGATGCAGAACCAAAGTCTATATTTATTAAGTAACTATTTTATATTCGGCTAGGCTTTTATTTTTTGCCTAAATGGGGCTAGTTTAACATAGTAGTAAATTTCAATATTGAATTTAGAATACGTATTTTAAGGAGGACTATAATGTCTTACATTCAAGAATCAATCCTCAGCGATATTATCAATGTCTATGACAATGTAACTGCTGATGATTTCAGTTTAGACAAATTATTACCGACCCAAGCTGGTGGATATAAGTCTTTCAAGTCTATTAATAGTGCAACTAAAGACTTGGTACTTACATTCCCAGTTATGTTTAGCCGTAATATGGAATTAGCAACAGCTGAGCTAATTGCTAAAGCACTTGAAGCTAAGTATGCAAACTTAGTTAAAATGCTTTTAACTGCTATGGCCATTACTAATGCTACAGATGCTATTGATTACGTTAAGAATATTCATAGTAATATGCAATTTAATGATGGTATTGATGTAGATGACTATCTCACTATTAATAATAAACTAGCAAAAGAAGCTGGTGCAATGACTATGTTTACACCAGGAACTAAAGCTGTATATGAAAACTATAAACACAGCTTAAAACATAGCTTACCGTTAACTAATACTATCATTACAGAAGCTGATGCTAAACGTAATGGTAATGGTGGTGATAACAAACCTGGTAGCATCACATTAACTCAAGATAAACTTGATAAAGCTAACCTACAAATGCCATTGATGATGAAAGTCAACTTTATCTCTAAAGCTACTGGTCGTCCTATTACTACATCTGCATACTTAGGTATTAAATGCAAACTATTCGACGTATCTGGTTTAGATATCGTTCAACGTATTGTATCTAAGAACTCTTCTGCTATCAGCTTATTCAACTTTATCCGTGCTACATCTCAAGAAATTGGTTTCTGGAGAGACTTTGTATTTGCATTAAGCAAAGCTAAAGTTGATGCTATCTCCAATGCTCGTAATGGTTCCTCTTCTAAAATGTGGAAAGCCTTAGAGCAACGTGCTACAAAATCTAAACTTAATCAATTCTTCCGTCAAAAGAATGATGCTACAGCTATCACTTCTTTATTGGTAACTACAGATGAAGTTGAAGAATTGAAAAAGAATAATGATATCGATCTTTCCAGATCTAATGTAGCTAGAAAGATTATGTCTGATTACAACTTACTTTGTATTGGTATTGTAGATGAAACTACAGAGTCTGTAGCTTTAATCTTTGATACAGGTGATGATGAATACGAATTAGTACGATTCAAATCCTTGAAGAAAGAAAAAGATATGGATGCTAAACAAATCGTTAACCTATTAACTAAAATGGCCTAGGAGGAGGACACATGACTAAATACTTTAAAGAAGCCTGCTCCTATATGGATTTGGGTGATAAAGAAACATTAGCAATCGTGTCTGCTGTAAATGAAGCAGACCAACGAATGATCATGATGAATGTATCCAATAAGATCTATGATTTCATTAAACTTAAAGCTAATGAAGTAGACTTTGGTGATATTCCATTATCCAAAGGTGATGTACAACGTTTACGTCACTATAAACTAGTGAAACAAACACTAGAAGCTTTAGAACGTCTTTGTGCTTCTCGTAATATCCAATCTAAAGCATTGAAGACTACTAAAGAAGCATTAGCTAACTTAGAAAAAGATAAATACGCTTACGTTGGTGCATTCATGCGTAACTTAGATTACCCTTGTACTATTTATAATTTCACTGTGTTGTCTATAATTGCATCTACTAGTATGATGGTATCTGCTATTACAGAATATATCATGGACAATGAGGGTACAACTAAGTTCGCTATGGAGTCTAAACACTTTAATGTATTAGACGACAACGTAGTTATCAAGAATCTTGAACGCTTTAATGAAAACTCTCGTAATGGTAAATTAGCTAAAGCATTATCTTTATTCACTAAAGCACATGCTCGTGGTATCTTAGGTACTATGGCAGCAGTATCCATGATTGGTGCTGGTATTTACTTGATCTTCAATATCATTCCTATCTTGCGTGAAATCGTATACTATTTCTACTTCTGTAGAACTAGCTTAGCTGAATATCTTGAAGTGCAAGCAAGTATGCTAGAAATCAATGCTTCTAAGATTGAATACGATGATGATATGAAAGATGCAGCTGATTACCAACGTGACGTTGCAGTTAAGTTCCGTCGTTATGCTGATAAATTAGACATCAATGATAAAGCAGCTACAGCTAAGATGTCTAAAGAAATCAAAGAAGAAGATTCTTCTAAAACTAAATTTAAACATGATGACATTAGTGACAGCATTCCTGATTCTGCTGGTGCTAATAGCAGTCTATTCTAGGAGGTTAATGATTAATGAATATTAAAAATAAACCTAGAGGAATTACATCTGGTTCTTTATTTTTTGAAGCAGTACAATCCGCTAGACGTGAAGAAATCGTAAAAGGTTTAAAAGAATTAGAATACCAACCAGTGCATGAATCTGCAGTAGCAAGCAATCTATATGATCAAATTGCTAATCGTAGTAAAATGACTAAACGTCGTCAAGACTTCTCTAATTCTGTACGTAATGGCCTTATCTTTGAAGCTTTGAATATTTTATTCGAAGCATCAGCTAGTTATCCAATGATGGCTGAAGATAACCGTACAATCAGAAATAAAGTTATCTCCAATTTCATTGAGCAAACTGGTTCTGATAAAATCTTATCTACACTAAGCAAAACAAATGCATTCACTGCACAAATTGCTAAGTATGTAACAGAAACTCATAAAGCTATCATGGAAGATAATGAAGAAGCTTTAAAATCCAATGACTTAGATGAAGAACCTAAAGTTTCTCCAGATGATACTGAAACATTCGTTGATAAAGTAAACTCTGATGAAAACAAAGAAGAAATCCAAGACATTGGTGATTCTGTAAAAACTCATGTAGCTAATGGTATTGAACAATTCATCATTGCTAATATCGAAGATAAAGAACACATCAAAGATGTATTACAAAACGTAGAAGATAAAGTTGCAACTATCCAAGCAGCTAATGCTGAAGAGGAAGAAGAGATTAAAGAATCTACTATCCAACGTGGTAGATTGCAAATTAAGAAACGTTTGGATACTCGTAAAGTAGGTTTATATGAAGCTATGGTTCGTGACCTATCTAAGAAAGCTTTAGCTAATCCAGGTTATGGTATGATTACTGAATCTGGTACATTAGATATGGATAAAATCACAGCAGCTTGTGAAGCTACACTAACTATGATGGTATTATCTGAAGCATTAGGATTCTATATTCCTAATGATATCCAAAAACAATACGACTATCGATAAGAAACACAAAAATACCCTGTATAGGCATTGCCTATACAGGGATTTCTTTTCGTTAAAGTAAACTGTTTTACAATTGCATACTATAAATGTGTATGGTAGATACAGCTATCGGAATTAGCTGTATCTAAATATAGCCATACACGGTGTTTCTCCACCGTCAAAGGAGGTGATCCTATGACGTCAGAAAGAGAGAAAATGTTGGACTGGTGTAAACTAGTCCCAGACATTGATCGTATGAGAATCGAATCGGAATCAATTCCATACATCGATAAGTTTGGTGTTTTACAACACCCATCTCCTCTACCTGTTAGAGGAGGTGCATCAGCTAGGCTGATGGACAAATATGGTGTAAGGTAGTTTGACTACCTTCATGGGTAGGTGTTCACTCATCTACCCATGAACCATTATTTTTTATAAAGTAAACTATTTTATAACTGCATACTATAATTGTGTATGGTAGATACAGCTACCGCAAATAGCTGTATCTAAATATAACCATACACGGTGTGTTCTCCACCGTCAAAGGAGGTGATCCTATGACAGGAGCACAAATGAGATATTTTAATCTCAACGCAGGTTATAAAGCTAATTTTGCGCTAAAAGTAAGATTAGCTTTATCTGTGGTACACAATTATGAGAATGGTAATTCAAAAAACTATTCTCATAATGAGTATATGGACTGCTTATCCTTTATCGAAGGATTAGAACCATAATACTCTAAACAAAACAATGTGTAGAAGAGGTTCGCAGCCTCTTCTACATAATTGTTTTATTTTTTGTAAAAAATTAAAAGTCTTCTAGTTCAGACATAGCTTCTTGTACAGCGTCAACGATTTCTTCAGTAACACCTTCATCATCAGAGTCACTGTCGTCTTCTGTACCGGCATCATTCATTAATTCGATTTCAGCTGCATCATTTTCATCATCAGCATAGATATCGATTTCTTGAGGCTCCAAACCTTCAACTGCATCAATGTCATCACCATCGTTATGAGTATCATCTAATTCTACATCAGAGATAGCATCAGTTACAGTATCAATAACATTATCAACTACATGATCATCTGCACTACCAGATTTAACAATATCAATTACAGCAGTAGCATCACGGTCTAAGTCTTGTCTAATTACATCAGCCATTGTTACAAAGCTCCTTTTTTAATAAAAATCATCATAATCATCATCGTAATCGTCGTCATCATCGATTTCTTCACCATCAATAACACGATCAAGATTGTTATCATCTACATCATCTAAGTAATTAGCTGTGTAGTCATCACTTGCAGGATCTACATCAACATCACCACGATGTGTATCGTCGATTAATAGATCCAATGTAGTATCTTCGCTTAGAACGTCTAGAAATAGTTCACCTTCTAGATCCTCTAGGAAGAATCGGTCTAAATCATTCATATTTTTTAACCTCCATAAGGACTATGAAATTATGAATATGTTGGACTTACCCTCTTTTAGCTATATCTGTACTAAGTAGATTACATTTATCCATTAAGATATAGATAATCACTGGTAAATAGTAGAATAGTTCATTTAGAGGTCTATCATAATTGAATTCTTCTAGCTCTCTTAGAACTTCTTCAGTGAAACGTTTATCGTTTCTACGTAAGAAATACTCTATAAGAATATTCTTATAGAATCCAGGTTCTGTTCTATCATAAGCATCTGCTTGTTGGATACGTCTTACAGTATCATCATCATAAGCACTGATAGGATAATACGCACCAGGTCTATACAAATGTACGTAATAATATTCTTCTAAGCATCTAGCCAGCATAGAAGTTTGGTCTGTAACTAATGTAGCATTAAGATTTGGATTACATAGTACATCGACTTTACCTTTCTCTACAGCATACTGGAATGTACGCTTATAGTCTAATGGGAAAGTCTGTGGCATATATAATTGGTGATCCATAAATAAGTATGGTAGTTCTGGAGAGTTCATACAATCAGTACGTAATATAAACTCTATCATGAAAGGATCATAGAAATTACGATCATCATACTTAAAGATATATGCTTGAGTTCTATCACTATAGAAGTAGCTTCTAAAGATAGCTCTCAAACTATTACAGATATTTTCTAATCTAGTGATATAATCATAGTCTGTGCTTCTAATAAGCATAGATAGGTTAGTACCTTGGTTACCGACAACCATTTCATACTCATCTGTAGCTAAGTTATCTAGCTCAGTAGTATCTGCATCCATAAGACTTAGTTTATAGCTAAGCTTATACATATTAGCACCATTAGGCATAGTATCTAAAGATACAGCTGTAATCTTAAATACAGCTTTATCTTTCATATGGTTAATGATGAAATAGTCTTGAGGGAATGGTTTGAACGCATTAGGTACTAAGTAAGCATCTCCTTCTACGGAACTACCTTCAGCACCAAAATCACCAGCATCAATATCTATGGCAATTCTATCTATACCAAATAATACTACATCATTGATCTTATTAAATCTAATGCTACTATCTTTATCAGTATAGCTATACATCATAGCTGTACCTTCATCGATAGTTGTCTTTTCAGTATTGATATTATAATACGTTACTGTAGTCGGAGCCTTATCTATGAATGTATAGAAGTTATTATCAATTCTATCGACCATACTATTTGTCATTGAGTTGACAGTATTGATATAGGTCTTATTGGCTATTTTACCCATAGTTATTCCTCCTTGTGTACGATTACCTATCTGTTAAAGACAAAAAATAAACCCAGTATGAGGTATTATCCCCATACTGGATTAGAATAATTCACATTCTTCATCGATATCACTTAATGGTACACCAAAGTCTTTCTTCTTCTTATTACTATGGAAATATACATCTCCAGTGAAGTAGAATCCATGTCTTTTGATATAAGACTTAGTGACTTCTTTGGATATTGTACCAGCATCATCATTATCAAAATAGAAATGCCATTCCATATTGAATAGACCATATCTACTAGCTAGATATTGTATAGCTGATATATAGTTAGAACCAGATGTAGCTAAATATATACCAGGTTCTTGATTACGTACATTAAAGAATATGGACAATATATCAAATTGGCCTTCTGAGAGATGAATTTTAATAGGCCCAGTGGGTATACTAAGGCAACATGGGATTGTATAGCTTTTAACCATTTCATCGTTCCCAGACATATTGATTATAATGTATCTGGGAAGTTCATTATCATAAATATGACGTAGAACTATTCCGGATTGGTCTGCTGTAACAAATCCAATATACTCATTATTGAGTATAACGAAATCATCATCAGTCATTCTCTTATACTTACGTATCTTATAATATATAGCATCATTTGATAAGTCAAATACTATACGACTATCTATATATCTCTGTATAGGATAGTTCAATCCTAAACGACCATTAAGATAATCAAGTTTCTTCTGTATAATCTCATTAGGTAGCTTATTACCACTTTGCATGAAATTATCATACAGCTTATTGTAGTTTATACTAGAATAGTTTCTCTTCTTAGTATACGTGGAGTGATCAGAGTTCTCTCTTACTTCCTGGTTATAGATATTAACTTCTTTGATTGTATTGATATCTCTTACACCAAGTTTCATCAAGATCTCTTGATCAACTATACCACGTTCATTACATTTGAAGCAGTTATACATTATAGGTTTGTCTTCTTGGACACTAATATATAAATGCTTCTTACTAGCACTAGACGTATGTCCGCAATATGGACATCTAGCTACTAGTTCTTTTCTTTGGGCTGCAAACATTGAGCCCTGTATGCTATCTTTCAATAGCTCTTTTAAACTATAGATGTCCATATCATTGAACCTTTTATCTTTATGCTTCTTTGATCATCCATACAACGTATTTACTGATTGTACTATCTAAAATACGTTGAATAGATTGGAGACCTTTAATCATAGCATCCGCATTATTAGTAAATTTAGCACCAGGGAATTTCTTCTCAATACCTTCACGGATTTCTAATATACCTTCCCCAACCTTATTTAGGTCAAGCTCTTTAACATGATATTCTTTATCTAAGAAATCTTCTAAATCAGAAAAGATTTCATATAGTTGATTGTATTCAAAGTACTCAAATAGATAACCAATCACATATAGAGATTCATTAGTAATAGTATAGTCTATCTTTGCATCATACCATACACCATTGTCTGAATATGTCCACCAATCATCTTTTATTGGTCGATAGATTTCACCATTATATTCAAACTCAAATACACTGCCTTGACTGCATTCATAGTCCCAATATAACTCATTGATTATACTACCTATTTTGTCTTGTACCAATTTTAATCTTTCTGTGAATTTCATGTTTTTTACCTCGATTGATTCTTAACGTAGTTTATCAAATGCCTTACTGAAGCACTCAAATAAATTAATTAACACTTTTGCATTAGATTCATTTACCTTATAGTCATATTCTTTAGCAATCCAGTCTACTACATCAAGTACATCTTGACATAGTGTAAGGAATGTAACACCTTCACCAGGGAAGTCGTCATTAAAGAATACGTCTAATATGCATAATGAAGATGCTCCTTCGGCAAAACTATACCGAATAAGAGCTTTAAATCTACAAAGTCTATATAAAGACTTAGTATACGATTCTACTGTTTCTTCATGTCCTTTGAAATTAGTCAAAACTAATCTATTAACTGTAGTTTTGAATTCATAAGTATCACCATCTTTTGTAATACTCAATAGGTCTTCCAATAGATCTAGAATATCACTAGCATAATCATCAAAAGACGATTCAATTTGTGCAATCTCTGCTAATTTACTGTAACTCATTATCTACTAGCCTCCGTATATATGATATCAAGATCTAATAATGCTTTATGAGCATCTTCTAGTTTATCAGAGATATCTACATTATATGCTGCCAGTATAAACTTTTCAGCATTAGTTAATATGTCACTGATATCTTTAAATGTAATATCTTTTCTATCCTTGGATAGGAATCTTATTCTACCATAATCACTAAATAGATCATATAGTAAGTCGTAAGCTACACCGCTTGAGTATGCATCTATATCATCATAGAATAGATTGATGTAATCAAGAAATCTAATGGAGTCTATTAGAGCATGATACACTTCAATCTCAGAAGTTATCTCTACAATGTCTTCACGTATAGCATTACCGACTTCTTTTTCACAAATAAGAAAGATATTATCGTTTGTAGATCCTCTGGATGTAAATCTACAATGGATATCATCTTCTGCTGTAACTGTAAATGGATTTTCATCCATTACGTATGATAAAGTCTTTAATGCAGTCTTTACTTTCTTATCAATAGCAGTCTGTTTATCAAAATAGCTATAATGCATGATCATTACCAACTTTCTTTATCAATAATACTAACTAGCATAGGATTATACAAATTATTGATAACTCGTTGAAGAGTCATTATAACTCTTTCGAATTCGTCAGAAGACACATCAAACTCTACATTAGGGAATTTTTTCATAACTTGTACACGGTAATCATGCAAAGCATCAGTAATTTGAGACGCATCTATTTTACCAAGACAATCACTCATGGTATCTGCCATAGCTTTAATAAATTCTTCAAAGCTTTCATAGCGTATATCATTTAGAATCATTAACACTTTATGAATACTAAAAGTGTCAATCTCTTTGATATTGATAGTTGATGGCCCATCTACCTCATCTTTATCCATATCAGAATATTTGAAGTTATCACCAGTTCTATAATCTACCCCTGTAGGCCAGTATGCTATATCACCAACATGGAAGTCTAGTAGTCTAGTAAAATCATCGTCATATACGTCATTAATATATTCATATAAGAAACAGCAGTATTCACTGATAAGATCTCTAGCATCATTGTAATCGTTATATCTACTACCAATTACATCGTCTAATTGCTCTAGTTTATCAGTTACTGATCTTGATTTCCTTCTATCCACAAATATATTAGATAACGCAGTTAGTTGTTGTCTAGTTTTTGCTTTTAGGATAGCGATAGGTGCTGTATCATCAGTATCTTTATATGCTTCATCATATTTTACAAAGAAGCTTACTGCTTCATCTGCTAGTCTAAAACATTCTTTACTATTAAATTTTCCACCAGGGATATTATCTATAGCAACTTTTAGACTTTTGTATCTAGGGTTAGCTGGTGTATTCCAAATAATAAACCGTTCAATATGATAAGTTAACCAATATACTTTGTCAATGAACTCTAATACACTACCTTTGATTAATACTTTCTTTGTACCAATGTATTGTATAGGTTCACCGTTTTCATCAGTACCAGAGGCACTACTATGGCCTCCGACACCTTTTAAGATTTCATTTCTAACGAATTCTCTAAAACCACGACATCTTCTAACAACGTCGCTAATATAGTCGTCACTTTCAAATAGTTTTCCATACATAATAGGATTCTCCTTTACGATAAAACAATTAGCATTCTGAAATCTATCCAATCATCAATACATAACGTAAGAACTCATCATTGATCACATCAGAGTTAGACATGATAGGTGCACCAGTATTCTCTTGATTATGATAATCAATACATGTGAACTTAGATGATAGGATAGTTGCTAAAAGAGCCATAATATAGTTCTCGGTTTTCTCGCTCTTATATCTGTCAATAAGCTTTCTATACTCAGGAGAAGATTGAATCTTAGTAGATTCTTTCTTATTTACTGAGTTACGATTTACACGTTTAACTACTTTACCAGATAGAATAGCTGCCATAGTATATAGGCCCTTTTCGCATAATATTTTTCTACTAGCTATAATAAGTTTAATATAACCAGTTAGAGTCAAAGACTTTAATGCAGATGGATCTCCAAAGTATCTTAAGAATAGATAGCTAACTAATTCCCGTTGTAGCTCATTTACTGGAGATACTGCATCTTTAGATAACTCTTTTTGATAATAAGCTATTTCTTCAGGGTCAAATGGACCAAACTCATTATCAATAGTTTCCATAACCCGTTCATAGTTAACTTGGTTATGTAATAGTAATGACTCATTTCTTTTACTCATATGAGCTTCAAAGATATCTAAGTCACTACTGCTTTCATCATCACGTTTATCATGATTAAATCTATTGAAGACATAATCATACTTACCATCTACTATCTTAAAGCTCAATGTCTGTTCGATACTAGTATGGTTAAAGTGAACTACGTTTCTGATATAAGTATACTTAGGGAATAGTTGAATGATTACGTTGTTTAAGATATTGGCTGCTTGTTCATGTACACCAACAGCTGCAATCTCCAACTTAACCCATAACTTAGTATTCCGTTTATAGTTAACCATTACACCATTCATTACTGTTTGATATAACTTGTTAACCAAATCCATTTCTGGATGCATTTCACGAAGAAGAATATTGTAGAAGTAGATTAAGAACTCATCAATATTAGCTACTTGTCTATGAAATGCAAAGTGTGTTAATAATGGAATAAGTATTACTTGGAATAGACTTACTTCCATCATAGCATGGACGTGTTGGTTATTATAGTTTAATACAATATTACGTCCTTCACCATCGAATGAACGAAGCTCTAATACACAGTTAGCATCATTCATTTCTTTAACTTTCTTACCAATATTAGAATCCAATATCAATCGTCTGATATCCCATTCTAGATTGGCTTTGTTATATTGCGGATATGCATCCATAGTTGCTTTGATGTATGCATATGCTGCTAATAACTCATGCTCAGGATCATAGAACTTTTCAAAGTAATTGATATACTTACAAAAGTGCTCCTGCATGTCAAAATTAGCCTTAGGTATGCTATAGCCTCGTTTAGATTTTAGGTTAAAGATATCCAGATGCACGTTTAATTCTGGATCTTGTCCTAACTTCTCAGCTATAGGCATATATAAAGCGGAAGGTATTTTCTTTACAATCTCATCTTCTGGTAGTGGATCCCATCGATCCACCAAAGGAATATTATTACTGCCTTTTACAAATAAGTGCGGTTTTATCACCTCCATAGTTAACTTATTTGGGTCTAGTACTTTACTTTCGACCTCAAATGGTAGTTTGGTAAACATCGACATTCTGTAATCTTTTAGTTTCTCAGATGCTTGCATTTAATATTAACCTCCCTAATACGTGCACAGATATAATATATCATTATATCTTACTTTCGTTTGACAGATTTTGTTGATTTTGTGCTACGTATTGACTTACTTGCTTTACTAATTCCAACTCTCTTTGTATTACCTATGGTCTTAGATGAACCACGATCTCCACGAGCAGTGGATTTCCCTGTTGTTTTAGAAGTGGTACGTTTAGTCTTAGTACCATATTTCTTTTGCTGTTTTACACGTTCAGCAATCTTAGTCTCAGCATCAGTAATCTCTTTGAGATTTACTGTACCATCTTTATATTTACCCTTATCAGTAAGCTTATACTTATTGATAGTCAAATACCCAAAGTATAATATCTTAGCATAGTTAATTACTAGATTAGGGTTAGTTGTTTTAGGTTTATCACTAATAGCTTCTGAACTATACTTCTTCTCTAGTTCAGGAATAGTTAAACCATTCTTATGGTATGCATAAGAGAATGTGTATGTAAAAGCTGGGTCATTACTAAAGAATTGTACTTTGTAATCTTCTAGCTTAGTATCATGCTCATCACCAGCTTTAACTGGAGAGAATTTATATATAACGTCATAAAAGAATCTAGGGATATTCTCTGATGGTATCTTCATAATACACCAGAAGTTGCCTTGTTTATCTTTTATGGCAGAGTATTCAATCTTATTATTGTAGTCTACTAATACCTTAAAGAACTTCAATGAGTACATAGATGTCAATGCCGTTCTATTACCAGCAAATGATGCACCTGTACCAGATGGGTTCTTAATATATTGACGTAGAGTCATTATCTTTTTAGCCATAATAATTCTCCATCATAAACTACCGTAGGTTAGAGTCAGTGACCCTAACCTTGATAGCTGTTCGTTTATTTATTTTTCTTCAGATTTCTTCTTTTCAATTTCACGTATAGCGTCATACATATTATTCGAAGCCTCTGGAGTTAAGAACTGATTACATGTGATAAGAATAGTCATCAATTTAGAAATGATAGTCAATACTGCAATGTCAGAACGAATAGAAGTAACTACGTCTTCAGAACGTTCACCTGTAGTAATATCAATAGGCATTCTAGGTAATAGTTTATCTTCACCACCTAGAGCAGCAACCATCATTTGATGTACAATACCTTGATATTCATATTCACTATAACTTTCATGAATTTCAGAACGTTTAGTGCCATATAATAATGCTACAAGATCTAAGTAAGAGTTATAGATAATAGAAGAGATAGCCGCTTCTAATGTAGGGTTTTCATCAAAAGCATTACCATATTTCTTATATACATCCTGAGCGGCAAATAACCCTTCAAGATTAGATGCATAACCAAAGCCATGGATAGCTGCAGACATACAGTTTAATACAGCATCTTCAGCAGCATCAAAACGATTATCACGTTCTTCTTGGGTAGACCCACCAATATATAAGTCTAATGTATTAGCCTTAAGAGAGTTAAGTCTACGTTTAAGTGTACCAAGAGTATTTACATCTTGTCCATCACGTTTAGCTTCAGCAACTTCACGTTCAGCATGGTCAATCATACCTTGATATAAGTCACTATATTCTGTAGTACCTTGTTTGTACATTTCACAAGGATTAATAATCTTAGTTTTACTGAAATCAGAGATTACAGCATCAGCACAACCAAAGAAATCATGTACTGTTTCATTAGTTGGTGCAAGACCTTGTTTTTGTTCTTCTTCTTGAATAGACAAGTCTACATACTTCTTGATTGTCGTAGCATTACATAGACGAGCTAAGTCAAGAATCATATTCTTATCTGTAATATTAGGTACAAATAAGAATGGGATTTGAATACCAGCAGAACGATATTTATAGATAGCTTCAGTTACAGCATCCATTGTAGTATCAATATCACGAGTAGTTCTAGGACATAGAATTACTGTTGGAATCATACCCTTAATATCATTAGCTTTGATTGGATCCATGATATTACGCATGATAATATTTTGTACATAACCAATCATTTCTGGTGTATCTACAGGGTCTTCAAAGAAGTAGATTTGTGGGTGGTTTAGTTCAGCAAATCCTTCTTTGTTATTTACATAGACTTTATCACCATAACCAGTATTAATAGTCATACCGTCATATGTGCGAGTATAGTCTTCATCGATAGAAGAGTGTTTAACTGTGATAAATACTTCATTACCCATCTCTTTATAGATATTAGCGATGATAAGAGATAAGTCTTCATCACCATTAGTAGAGATTTTAGCAATACGATACATATCATCAGGAGTAGCTTCTTTAGCTCGAGATACAATAAGTTCATTAATCTCTTTTACGATAGCTTTGAATGTACGTTCAATCATAACTGGTGGTACATTATTAAGCTCGTCATCATAAATCTTGATATTTCCCGCTCCATTTGTTGCCATGAAGTTAGGTTCTTCTTTGGTAACAAAACGTTTGTAAATGTTGTATGCAAGAAGTGTTGCAGAGGTGGTGCCATCACCTACTTCTTTGACAACGTTATTAGTCAAATCAACCATAATGTCTGCTAGACTACTTTCGATTTGACCTAAGAATTTAATATTCTTAAGAATAGTATTACCATCTTTAGTAAACTTAGGTGTAGCGTCAGTTTGCATAATCTGAGTAGCACTACCATAAGGACCAAAAGAAGTTAATATAGAATCACGGATAATCTTTAACGTTTTAAGATTAGTTTCGTGTAGACTATCTTTAGATACGATATTAGAAAGAATTTGCATCTTTCTTCCTCCTTAATTTATACAGGTTTAACCACTGAAGAATATAGGTCTACTGTAAATATTGCATTATCATCACTATACTCTTCCATAAATTCTAAGTCAGGACTTTCTTCTTCACCTATGGTGGTTAGATTGAATCCATAATTAGCTAAAAATATAGTCTTTCCCTCAACCCTAGGGGTTATAAGTCCAACTGTATCTTTATCTTTTATATATAAAGCATCATAATCATTACGAGCTATCTCTTTTGAATCAAATACTCTAATCAATGGAGATAGTTCTCTTACAATAGCTTCTTCTTTCTTATTATTAACTATAACCCCGATATCAGCTACAGCACCATCAGACTTAATCAATACAGAAAAGAACTTATAAAATTCTGTAAAGTATATATTACGTCTGAGATACAGTTCCATAGAGAACTCTTCTTTAAGTTCTTCATATAAAGAATCAGCAGAATCTCTATATTCTGGTTTAAGTAGTATATAGATAGGATTCTTCTCTGTTCTAGTAAGAAGAAGCAATCTAAGACTTATAGGATCTTCTTCTAATACTGTGTCAAAGTATTTAGATTTGCCATAATATCTTTGTATTAGAGTCGCTAATGTATAATCCAAATCAAATAGCATCTCAAATTCAAAGATTGCTTTTATTTCAGACATAATAATACCTCATAGGATAATAGGGAATAGTCTTAGACCATTCCCTATATCTTTTCTATCTATTATAAGTCATCTAAAGAACCGTTAGAGAACCCACCAGAGTTATTCATAGTATTAGAACCAGAAGAACTATTACCATCACCAGATAAATCATTCAATAATTTACCAACTGGAGAGTAGTCATATACTGCACGAGCAGATGCATAAGCACCACCATAAGCCATACCATTATAGAAGTCTTCTAAGATAGTAATCAAGTTTTCTAATTCAATATATTTGTAATCATCTGTATTGTGTTCACCATCCATATCATCACGATTGAAGTTGTGTACACCGAAATAGTAATCAGCATTGATTTCATAGAAGATTTCCATTTCAATTTTAGATGCATCATCAGAGAACTTACGAATTGTAATGCATGGGAAGTCTGCTTTAGCTACTTCGAATTCTTCACCAGTGGATACAGTTACAAGTGTTTTACCTGTAGTTACACCAGCAGATTTAATAGCACCATCAGCATCAATAAACTTACGAAGTTCATTAGCTAAGATACGTGCTTTAACTGGTGTCAAGAATGCATCAGCACGGTTATCACGGTCCATTGTATAGTACTCACCATTGTTACCATTAGATTTAACTAAATGAGCAATAGTAAGTTTAAGCATATTATTCCAATAAGAAATATCAATACCAGTAGGTGCTTTATCCTTGTTACCATCTGGCATACGGAAACGATAACCACAGTATACGTTTACAGAACGATTGTTGCTACCATTACCAGCTTTACGTGTGTTAAATAATGATTGTCCTAGAGCCATTTTAAGTTTCCTCCTATAGAAAATCTAACTTAATTTTGATTACGAATGTGTTATACTAGTTATAATTTCCTACTTAGATAAAAATAGGCTACCATAGAGCATTGCTCTATGGTAGAACCTGTTTTGTTATTAGTCATCTTCGCCGTAGTTTACATAAATACGTCGATAGTTACGTTTATATACTTTCTTAGCTACAACGTCATTACGCAATTTGTTATATCGTTCATATAAATCAGCGAATGCTTTACGTTCTCTGTCAGAGATTTGAGGATTATCGTCATTAAGAATACCATCGATAACGCTCATACGACTATTAATTCTATGCAAGAGTAATAGAGCATCGTCCTCGTCATTAACGTTTTGAAGAGTGACAGCATAATCATAATAGTCTTCCTCAATGTCTTTAATAGAAGACATTGTGAATTTCTTGGTCATACTTTGGTATTTCATTTTAACGTCGTCAAATACAGATTCTAAGATAGAAGAATCATCAATTCTAGATAACGCAGTAATCATATGATTCATTTCACGTTTAACTAAACGTACTGGAGTGTAAGAAGCAGCTTTACGTAGTAAACGTATAGTACGGATACGTTGACCTTTGATATCATTGTAGATCCGGATTGTCCATGCAATAATCGCAGAAGGAGAACCACCTTCGGAGAACATGTTTAAGTAGCCAAACTTTTTGAGTTTACTAATAGCACTATTAAGTTCGTTAATGAACCCACAAGACATAATAAAGTCATCAATAGCAACGTTGCTAGTCAAGTCCGCCGTGAAGATTGAGGTTAATTTATGTAATAAGTCTTTCAATCCAAATGTAAGAATAGCTACGTAGTTTACATTATCTGTAGTACGTAGTACATCATTTGTAGTATCAAGATACAAATCAATCTCTTTTACAGCACGATCTATTGGACCAGATGAGTTAATCATTGAACCTATATCATGTAGAATAATAGCGAGGATCTCTCTATTAGTCAAACCTAGCAATGGATTAAATAGTTTAGAGTCTAGTTCTACATAGTACTTCTCAATAGTAGTAGTATAATCAGATATAAGTAAAGGATATACATCCTTTTCTTTTAAGACTGGTTGTACATACACACCAAAGAAGTCTAAGTCTGTGTTATTAGTGTATAAGACACCCTCACATTTGACATCTCTGAAGAACATGTTTAATTCATATGCAAAGTTTCGAAGGACATCAGGATCAGCATCTTGTTTTAACGAATCAATTATAGTTAAGAGATCATTAAAATCATAATTTGTTTTTGCTTTATCCATTCTTATCCCCTTGTGAAAACAAAGAGTGAGCCTATAGACTCTCAGTCTATAGGCCTGCTCTTTTACAAATAAACCACGAATGCTATACTAATTCACCATCAGCATAGTATTACTGAATGTGGTAATTATTTTTCAGTTTCACGAACTACACGATCCAATTCGAATGGTTCAACTTTAGAAGTTACACCTGCTGCACGCATAGCATCCAATTCTGCTTTAGCTGCTTGAGCTGCTGGAGTCAATTCAGCTTCTACGGAGTAGGAATGAGGGTTGGAAGCCAAGTCGTATTTTACAGGGTAAGGGTAACCAGTTGGGGATACAACTTTAGTACCGTCATGACGGATGGAATCATAGAAACCATGATCGTTCATGTCGTAACGTTCGTTGTAATCTTTAGTTACAGGTTTAGTATTTTGAACTGTATCACGAAGACCGGAAGCGTTCAAGATACGAAGACGACCTTGTACTGGTTGATAGGAGAAGAAGTGGAAACGTTCAAACGCATGTACAGCTGGGAGAGCGTAGTTTTGTTTGTTACGGATTTCGTTGGATAAGTACAATTGATAATCGTAAATAGTGTAGATAACACGGTCAGTGTTACGAGGGTTCAATACGATGATCAAGTTGGAATCGTTACGAAGTTTGTCGGAAGAAACGAAGTTGTAAACACGTTTGTCGGAAGTTACAACTGTACGTTTGTAATCCAATTCTACAGGACCAATGCTGGATGGGGATTGGTAAGTGTATTCTACTGGAGTAATACGACGAATCAATGCAGGAGCACCGATAACGGAAACAGTTACGTTAGGATCGTTCAATACTTGGAGCAATGTAGTTACATACATATCTAATTGGTCCATGAACATTGTACGTCTCCAGTTTACTGGATCCATGTTATAAGTGTCTGGTGGGCAGAAGTCGAATGTAGCTGCAAGTTTGTTAGCTGCAGGCATAGTTTTGAAGGACAAGTCCAATTCTTTACGGATTTTGTCATCTTTGTAGTTACCCAATACGTCTTTGATCAAGCCAAGAGTTTTGGACAATTGGTCAACGTTGTATAATGCTTGAACGTCTTTTACTTCTTCAGGAGAAATAGGAACGTTGATAGGGTTAGCATTAGGGATTTCTACGATTTGAGTTACAGCATCCCAACGTACGGATGGAGTATCGATCATAGCGTTGGAAGTGTCACGTTTAGAATCGATGATTACACCTTTGATGTCAGCAGAACCAACACAGGAAATCATGAATTGATTGTTTTTAGTGTAACCAGTGATGTAACCTTCAACTACGTCTGTAGTACCAGGTTTTACGAAGTTGAATTTAGTAGTGATTTGACGGTCTAATTCACCATAGCCAGGTTCGAAGCGACGAGGGCTAATAGCGATAACCAAGTCACCAGTATTAGTTGCAGTTTTAACGCCTACAGTTTTGTAAGTTTCACCAGCAGCATTTACAGCTTTGGAGTCAACTACGATAGCATCGCCATCATGAGCGTTAGTACCGTCGATTACGATACCAGTGATAGCTGTAGTAATGGAGTATGCATCATAAGCTTTGTTGAAACCATCTTTAGCACCATAAAGAGCCAAGTTCAAGGATTCACGCATAGCTTTTTCGTCAGCTCCACCAGGGATGATAGGTTTAGTTGGGTTAACTTCTACGAATACACGACGTGTAGGAGCAGAAGATTCCATCAATTCGAAAATACGATTTTGTTCTGTGAACATATCGATTTCAGTACCATCAACACCAATCATTTTGCGCACTTCCATGCTCAAAGTGAACTTAGGAGTTTTAGCTACAGCTTTAGGAATAACGCCTTTATCGAAAACGTTATTCATCATCATATTTTTGTGTAAAGGTAACACAAGACCCATTACAGGGTTGTAAGAACCGATGGAAGCATATTCCAAGATACCTTGACGGTCGTTTTCGAAAAGTTGTTCCATCATCATTTCGTGGTCACGAAGACCTGCTGGATTGTCAGCAAATTCGTCTGCATCAGCAGATTCATTTACGAAGAAGTTTTTAAGGGCACGAGCAGCGTCCTTATTACGCATTAAACGAGCAGACTCAGTAAAGAAGTCTGTTTGTGTTTCGCTTGCGATATTTTCCGCCATTTCTACAATGGCATTAGCGAATTCGTATTCAGCACCTTTATGGAAAGAACGGCTGGATACAACATCGCTAGATTGATTACCTACAACTGGCATATTTGTAGTCTCCTTTCAGGATAGTTTAATTTAAACATTAATGCTCAAATTAGCGCATTTTAATATATTGTTATATTAGCTAAACAGGGCAGACTGGTCACTCAGTTTTTTCTGTATCGTCTTCTTTAACTGTAGTGGCAAGCAGTTTGACAAGTCTATCTAATATAAGCAGCGAGTAAAATAGTTCAGACTTATTCTCAATATAGGACTTAGTCGCAAACGTATTAATGATATAGTGTTCAACTGTATCACGTAATTGTTGCGTAAGTTTAGTCACACGTAGTACTATATTGATATTGTCTGGAGTCTTAGCAATGTAATCGATCTTAGTAATAAATCGATTGATTTGGTCATACAAATCCATCCATCTAGTCTTAAGTTCTTTTATTGCTATATTTTTCTGTTCTGGTTTTAGATTGTTGAAAAGGTTATCTTCAATGGCTTTGATATCAGTATCTAGTTTAGGGTCTCCACCAGTACTACCATCATCAGTACCAGTATCACCTGTACCATCTCCAGAGTCATCAGTGTCTCCACTATCATCTCCTCCTGCATCAGGTACATCTTCACCATCTTCGGATGGAATGTCATCGCCATCTTCACCAGAATCTGGTTCTATATCGTCACCGTCACCTGTGTCATCACCAGTATCATCAGTACCAGCATCTGGAGCATCGTCCCCATCTTCAGTTGGTACATCTTCACCGTCTTCTGATGTATCAGGTTCTATATCATCACCAGTATCATCTCCACCATCAGCAGCTCTATCAGCAGTGTCTCCACCGTCATCATCATCTGGAATATCATCACCTTCGTCAGGTTCTACTCCATCATCTTCTGGTGCATCATCTGTAGTATCCCCACCATCTGTACCATCATCACCGGTATCAGTATCATCGTCATCAGTAGGAACTTCATCATCTCCATCATCAGGTTCAACATCGTCATCGGTGTCGTCATCAGCGGTATCATCTGCTGGTGGTTCTTCTTGAGTATCATCATCTTCTGGAACTTCATCTCCATCTTCAGGAACATCTGGTTCCATTGTATCATCATCTTCAGCAGGGGTATCTTTTTTCTTCTTATTATCCTCTGCTTCAAGGATAATAGAATTAGTTAGTTCGTCAAGGAATCCCATATATTATCCTTTCATAAAAACTCTCATATTTATTCTAAAATCATTTAACTTGGTTGACTGTTGCCCATACATCTCTATTAGATCTAATACATTTCGTACCCCTACTCCAGATCCAAGGTCTCGTTTTACATATCTAAGCATTGATGTAAGTTTACTAGTGCCTTTAATAATTATAGGATATTCGCATAGCCCAGGGTTTACTGTAAATATAGGATACAAATCTACACCCTCTATGACTATCTTATGTGATTTAGAAATACAAAATTCTATTATCTTAATAATCCATCTTCTACGTTCAATAGTAAGCTGCTTCTTTTCAGGGGTCATAGGATTCTCCCCATTAGCAAATACTCTTGACCATATATAAATGAACTTTAGGTATTTAGGGCTCTTATTAATAAACTCATAAAAAGTTTTATAGTGCTTCTTACAATAGTCGACTAACCAATCAATACTTTGTGGATAGATTATAGCGTCCAAATTCAATAATTCAGCATTATGCTTTTTAGCTAATTCGAATGATAGTGTTGTCTTACCAGATGCTGGATATCCTAATATGAAACATACATTGAATCCTTTGCCACGGTCAAATCTATCAAAGTTTACATATATATCATCATCACTAAAAAATAATGGATGATCTATCTCTGATTTAAGTAAGCTCATTATTAATCATCCTCGTCTTTAGATTTACTAATAGCTTCACCATGTTTAACTACCATAGTATATCCAAGCTTTTCTTTTTCACGGATAAGTTTTTGTTTAATCTTCATAAGATTACGAATCTTCTCTAATTGGTTCTTTTCTTCGGCATCTTTAAGATAACGATTACACATATTGATTTCGATTTCTAGTTCATCCATAAGTTTTCTACGTTCATCAGCAGATGCTTGACGTCTAGTAACCCACCAGCCAAATAAACCAATTACAGATAAAGTTGGTGCTACCATATATAATACACCAGTAGTGATAGCAAGCTTAATAATAGTAGATGCTTTAGGAATAAACTTATCAGCAATAACTTCTTCCCTAGCATTATCTTCTGTATCTTTAGTTACAGCAGACATTAAGTTCTTAATAGCAGCATCAAAAGTACGACTAGCCATCTTTTCATTATCAGATAGCTCAGTAAGTTTCTTATCTAGTTTTACACCAATAGCTTTAACTGTATCTAAGAAACTCATTTCCATATGCACTTTTTCTACAGTATCTAGATTAGCCTTACTAGGTGTAGTAAAGATACCTTTGATATCACATTCTAAAGCGTAGTATAGTTCACCTAATACATAGAGATATTCTTTCATATCACGGCGTTCTAACTCTTCTACATAACCTTTGAAGATAGATACTAATTGATTATAATCATAACCCTCTTGGAGAGAAGAGATTTTAGTTACAACCAAATCAAAGATTTCTTTACGAATATAGTCAGATAGAACTAGGCTCTTGGATAGAATCATAGCGAGCTCTTCTGGCTTAGTAGAGTTAATGATAAACTCTTTATATTTGAAACCAGTATCACTATCTAGTTTTAATGCTCTCCAAGTACGGATAATATTACTACGTAGTAACTCATTACCACCGTCATCATAGAAGTCTTTATCTATATGATTAGTATCTTCTTCAGTAGCTTCAGTGACTACAGAAGAATGCTTAATAATCTTTCTAAAGCTTTCTTGTAATACATTATCAGTATCTCTAACGAAGAAGTATCCAGTAATAGCTTCTAGTACAGCATATCTATCATAATCACAGTTATACTTGTCTAATAGATAGAAATAGTTTTCTAGAGTAATCTTATACTTATCTTCAATAGGAAGTTTATAAGTATCAATCAACTCAGCAAACTTAATAGCATATACTTTAGATTGTACTTCATTGAATACATTCTCAGAGATAAGCTTATCTGTATTGAAACGTTTATTAATCATTGTATGATTCTTAATAACTCGGTCATAAGTACATAGAGCATTAGCCTCATTAAGAATCTTTTCTACAGCATGGATATAAGCATCTTTTTGATGCTTAGTAAGTTCAGTACTTTCATTGATTGCATCTGTACGGTTAGCAAGAATATTCTTCATACTTCTACGGATACGTTCAGGATCTTGTACTCGACGTACACCTTCTAATACTCGGCCAAAGTATTTCTTTACATGTACAGGGTTATTAATCTCTAATGCATCAAGATATAAACCAATAGACTTAGCTACTGATTCATCTAAGTTAGCATCCAAGTTTAAATGGTTCTCGATTGCAATTTTCAAATTTTCCTCTGTAGGATTTCTCCTGGCTTTTTCATAAGCATAAGCCATGATAACCCCACTAGGTTTACGCTTACTTTCTAAGTATGCTTTACGTTGTCTTAGTCGTCTTAGCATTTTTACGTTTTACCCTCACTTTCTATGAATAATTGATGATTATATATAGGTTCTCTAATTAATTTACCCAGAATGCACTTATAAGGGAAACATATAGTTAATTTTAATCCCATAAGAAGAATCGGAGGTACTATATAGATGTCCATTAAAAACATCCCATACATTATCCACGAAGCTCCTATGGCTATCGCATCTTCTGAAATTGTGTCTGAGAATAATGGTAAGATCATTGCTCAAACTATTTTACAAGACTTAGGTGTACAAAACCGTAATAGACGTATTTACTTACCTAATGACTTATTGCCAGAATTGCGTGCTAGTCGTGCTATGGAGCTTCTTGAAACTGGTAATCTTAAAGGTGAATTAGGTCACCCTATGAGCCAAGAGTTATCCCGTCAACAAACTATCGATCCAGTATTAGTTTGCTGTAAATATCTTAAACTCTGGAATGAAGGTAATCTTATTAAAGCTCACGTTACTGGTACTAATAACCAATACGGTGATTACTTTAATAGAGACCTTATGGATGGAGAAAAACCATCTTTCAGTTTACGTGCTCTAGGTACTATGCAAGTTAATGGTGGTAAGTCTTATGTAAAAAATATTAAAGTTATTACTTGGGACCGTGTAATCTACCCTTCCCATAAAGTAGCTTACGTAGAGAAGCTTATTACTGAATCTGCTGATGTAGATACAACTTCTATAAATAGTAACCAAGTTATAGTAGAAGAATCTTACCAAGGTTCTATTATCCCTATTACTAACTGCCCACAAGTTAAAGATTTCATTAAAACTGAATCTGCTAACTTAGATATCATGGCAGAAGCATTTGGTATTAGCTCTTATGATAACATTGCTGTTACCAACGAGGGCACAATCCAAATGTTTAACCAAGATGGTTCTACATTGGTTATGAAACCTGAAGACTATATCTTAAAAGAAATCAGAAGCTACGCTGAAAAGAATTTCTAAGAAAAAATAAAAAAGAATCTAGGTAGAGTCAATGACTCTACCTAGGTTTTACTATCAAAGCTATCTTATTTGGAGTTACAAATCTCCAACCCATAGGCCAGTAATTATCGTATACTTCACCATAATACTCAAAGAGTTTATGTGATGGTATGTATATACCATTACGTCTTACTGGTAAATCACCAAATTCTTTTAACCCTGTATATAGATCACAGTCTCTAGGAATATTAGTCATATCCCCTAGCATTACATAGTTCAAATATATAGGATATGTAGCAGGATTTCTATAGACAAAGTTCTTATGATCAGAATACTCGTCTACATAATAAGTCTTTATAAAGTCTACATCTATTTGGTAACCTAATAGCTTAGCTAATTCATCTAACCTATTAAGCATAAATGTACCAGTTCTATACTCATTCTCTGCTTCACATTTATTAACCAATCTATTCTGGAAATGTAATTGATAAATATCTAGAGCTTGTTCACAGTGAGATAACTCATGTAAAGTAATCTCAGTGACTCTAGTTATATACCGTTCTATAGTATCTTCATCTTCACCATATTTGAATATGGTTGGTAAGCTTACACTAATCTTACCAAATACAGATGTATTTGCATATGCATCTGGATCTTCTCGTAATGGAGCATCTAGAACATGTA